CGTTCACCAACTGGTATGCACACGCAGAAATGCGCATTGCCTATGCACTGCGTCAGCGTGAGAATCAGTATTTACTAGAAGCAGGTCAAGAGTATGGACTGGGTTCATTATTTACGGTCAACCAAACGCAGTTTGTGGGCAAAAATAATGAGATTGGAATGCAGTGGCAAGCGCCTAATAAGTCAGATGGCACATCGTGGACAGTGTTTAAAAACGGTATTCCTTATACATTGACAATCAAAGACCCGACAATTCAGCGTGCGTTCCGTTCTACCCGCAACTGGGAAGACCGCTCTAAAATGTGGCGATACTTAACAAATGCCACACGGTTCATGTCAACCACAAGAACAACGTTGTCTGCAGGGTATTTACCGGTGGCGTTCGCACGTGACCTTGCTACCGCGCTGGTGAACACGCAAGCTGCGTTCCGCACGATGACTGGAGACAATGTCGTCTCTGATGCGGAAGCCGGCAGACTAGCACCACGCATTGTAAAACGTGCTATTGAGTCTGTGCCGGCTATCTTGAAGGGTAAGTGGACGGGCAACCGCCAGTGGCAGTATGACGTGTTTAAACGCTACGGTGGCGGTGTGGTAATGAACGCCAGATTTGACTTCGAGGAATACAATAACTGGATGACAGAGAATGCGTTCACTAAAGGTATGACCGCACGTCAGATGGTGGTGAACACAGCTAAGAAGGGTATTACAAAACTTAGTGAAATCTCTCACTCATTAGAGGAGTCAACTCGCTTTGCAACCTTCATGGAATATGTGGAGATGCGTGCGGGGCGTAAGTTCTCTAACGAGAAAGATTTAATCTCATTCTTAGAAGCAAACCCAGAAATCAAGAAACAAGCGATTAACGGGTCTAAGAACATCACGGGTAACTTTGAAATCAAAGGCGGGGCAGTGTCACTCCGTGCGCTCTATATGTTCTTCAACTCCGGAATGGTGGGTGCACGCACATTTGTGCATATGTTTGACCCGTCACACGGTTATCACGGATTAAGAGCTGCAGCAACAATCTTTGGTCTTGCGCTCGCGGGTCTTGCTGCGATGGACGGAGACCTGGGTGATGACGAGGACGGCAAGGCTGCAGGCTCACGTGTCAAGATGACAGAGACATCCCTCTGTGCTGGTATGACTGCCTGCGTGCAAATGCCACACGAGCTTCGCTGGATTACTGCATCTGCACGTGCAATACACTACGGTATGCGTGATGACATTACTATCGCAGAGGGTGTGCGCTCTATGGCAAATAGTGTGTTCCAGGTATTTGTACCACTCCAGTTCGGTGATGACATGACACGTGGTGATGACCTTGCAGTAGGGATTATCCCGACAATCTTGCAACCGGTTGCGCAGAACATCTTAAACAGAGATTCATTCGGTAATCCTATTGTCAACCAGTATGCTTACCGTGCAGATGGTTCTCGTATTATGGACGCGCCTGACTGGATGAAGACAAAAGCGTCTGACCCATATGTGGCGAAAGAGCTTGCCTTGCAACTAAGCAAGATTGGACTTGATGTGTCGTCTTCTGAGATTACACATGGGTTCCAACAAGCGCTCGGTGGTATTGGCTCTACAGCACTTAAAATTATCCGTGGTATGGAGAGTGGCGAGAGCGGTGCAGAGACAGCGTCAAAAGTATTCTTCAATGGGTTTATCCCGAAATACGATAACCGTGCATTGAAGAAAGAAGTGCAGGAAAAGATTGCAGAATTAAAATCTGAAATCTCTCGTGGCACAGACGGCTACAACATGGTGCGAGGTAAGGCTGACTTGCAAGCAGACCCTCGATGGACTACACTTGTCGCGCTAGAAAAACAGTTGCAAAACATGGAGAAAGGTATCTCATATAACGGCATGACATTTGCAAGTGCAGTACGCCAAAAACTCACAGCGCAACAATCAGGAGACATTGATGCAATGTTAGAAGCGGATAATGCGCTGGATATTATGGGGGAAGAACGACGCAAATTATATGCGGTCATGTTATCAATGTTTGACAATTTAGAGGGTAAAATCCGTGAGTAAACTAAAAGAAATAATGTGTTACACGACATCACCCATAGGTAAGTTATCAGAGCTCATTGTAAAAGCAGGCGCCAGTGCAGAAATTACGGTTGACACCCGTGAGGTAGATGAGTTCAAGACATATTGCTGGTGCTGCGCTTTATGGCGTGGCATCGCTATCGGAGCGGTTATTGGATTTATTGTAGGGGTGGTAATTTGACAAGAATTGTAATTACAGCAGGGCATTCTAATACAGACCCTGGTGCTGTGGCGGACGGGTATAAAGAGGCGGACTACGCTGCCGATATGCGCAACTATGTCGCTTATTATCTGCGTAATTGGGGCTTTGATGTCGTCACAGACGGAGAAGGCAGAGTAAATGCTCCACTGGCGCAAGCTGTGCGCTTAATTCCTGGTTCTGACTTAGCTGTAGAGTTCCACTTAAATGCTAGCACAAACAAGACTGCTAAAGGTATTGAAGTGCTCGCACGCGATAATAAACGCCAGATTGCCCAGAATATTGCGAGAGCTATTCAGAGTGTTACTGACTCCGTCTTACGTGGAGACGACGGGTGGAAGCCAGAAGACTCCGGTCAGCACAAACGCCTTGCGTTCGTTTCTGCTGGGGGACTGATTGTGGAGTTAGGGTTTATTTCTAATTTCACAGAAATGAAGACACTAGTAGATAAACGCTGGCTTGTTGCAAAAGCCATTGCTGAAGCTATTAGAGAAATGTACAAATAAGGAGAATCACAATGGGTTGCACAAGATGTGGCACAGACCTCAAGAGTATTGAGCTGATTGTCAAAGACCTCATTCGTCAGATGATTGAGGCGGGGCAGTTACAAGAGGGGCTGGTTGACTGTACAGACAACCGTATCTGGCGTAATACACGCGTCCTCACCTGCGACTTATTAACAGACGCTATCTGTCAGTTAATTAAGAATGGCGACATTTGTCTTGCTACACCGCAGGCATTAACAGTTGAGAAGCAGGCTGATGGCTCGCACAAACTTTCCCTTCTTATGTCTGACGGGACTGTTATTGAGACCACTGCACGGTTGTCTGATGGTGTGTTAGAGAATGTGACATACGACAGCAAAACTAAAAAAGCGACATTCACTGTAACCGGTGGTGGTCATTATGAGCTTAACCTGAAAGATGACTTCGACGCTGTTACATACACATACACAGCGCAGTCTGACGGCAGTGTTAAAATCACTAATGGCAAGGGTGAACTTGTTGCTACAATCCCTGCAGGTCAGGAAATTAAAGTTAAAGCAGAGAAGGGTACTGATGGCAATGTCACCGTCACTAACCAAGACAACACCACTGTTGATATTCCGATTGGTGATGTAACTAAGCGTGTAGAAGCATTAGAAAACAAACCTGAGTTTGCACTTAGCGACCACGTAGATAACACCACTGTCCGTGTAAACTCAGCAGGTAAGTTAGAAGCTATCCATGAACAATGTGCGGTAGCGACCAACTTGAACACCTTGAAGGCAAGCTCCGGCAACATTGCGCGACTTGGCTTCTCTTGCTTCTCTGGTGGCTTTAGTGCAAATGACGCTAACACCACTATTGGTATGCCGAAAGCGTTCGGACAATCAGGTGTATCTGAGTCTACCGGCATTGCCTCTAAAGATGACATCACTTCGGGTTTATCATTTGATTTCACCGGCTGGCAAATTGCCACTGCGGGTGAGGTAACTCAGTATGTCTATTCCGGCGCAGCTAATTCACAAACAGGCTGGGTGCGCTCAAATGACGAGGGTATGAACCCGGACGGCACACTTAAAAATCCTGCGTCCTGGAGTAAGTGGTCTTATGAGCTTAACCTCCCTAAACAACCTGAACAGAAAGCAGGTTTAGATTGTGCAGAGATTGCTAAGTTACCAGAAGCTACATGGAAGAAAGGCACTACATTACTTGCACAACAAGACGGTCAGTGCGTGCGCTTAGTGTCTATGGACGCAGTGTTCCAGGAAGTCGGTGTTGGTATTGTTGCAGATAAGACAACCGCATTTGCTGGTGAAGAGTACAAAGTTGTTGTTACTGTAACTAATACCGGTGAAGGTAAGAATGAGCTTACAAACTTAAACATTGCTGCTCCGGCTAACACATCGGACTACGAGATTAAAGATGTCAGCAACACATACTCTGCAGCAGATGAAGTAGAGAAACTAGGCGACTTGTCTTACAACATTAAAGGTTTGAAACGTGGTGGCAATGTAAAAGTTAAATTTACTGTTGTGCCAAAAGTATTGGGTAACTACCAGTTCACAGCGTCTATTAATCCAAATACATCGCTAGATAGAGACAACAGCAACAACACTGCTACGGTTATCCTTAATGCGCAAACCCGTGACAAGGGTATTGTCGGTGAAAACTGTCCACAAATTACGTTGACTGAGAAGTCTACTGGTGTGGTACTTGCACAAGTAGGGGCATCCAGTGGAACAAACCCTCTAGTAACCTCATATGCGTTTTCTGCAGCACAAACTAACTTGAGCAATATCATCAAGGGTAAACGTACATTAAAGGGTTTAGAGTTTACATCCTCGGTAGAACTTACTGCAGTGGCAATCGGTAAGAAAGATCAGGTTCACGCTTATGGACTTGGTAGCTTAGACGGCTCGGTGTATGCGTTTGCTAGTAACTTAGGGTTACAGGACAGCAGTAATAGCAGTATAACTCCTATTGCACCTGATGCCAGATTCGGGTTATCTACGCCATCACTCGAAGTCAATGGCACCACTGTTAAAGTAGTCGAAGATGTGACAGCTATGCTCGTTGCTGTGCGTCCTCGTGCCTCTAACTGTTATTGGCAAGTATATGTTATCTATGCAGAAGGAGATCCGCTCGTCAGCAAGATAAATGTGACTAACCTTGTTGGTGGCGTACTAACAGAGACTAAGACACCTAACGGATTTAACGATAATAAAATCCCAGGTAAAACTAATCTTGTGCCTGGCGGTGTAAAAGAAGTCTACAACATTAAAGGTGGTTACGTGAGTAAACAGATTGTCACTGTTAAAGCCGGCACTGCAGCATCTGCTACGTTGGATTTTGGCACATTACAAAAATTCTATTCCAGTGGTCTTGTTGAGATTACAGGAACATCTCTCACGGTTTCTGCAAATGCTAAGGCGACAGATAGTGTCCGCTCTACTTATATTGATGTCATCATTGAGGATTAATGTATGAATTTGAATGGACGTAAATTAGGAGCCGGGTGCTCCTCTTGTGGTGGGTCGGTTGCAAGACCCACTAATAACTGCGACCCACGCAAGGTAATTAGTATTACGCGCGCTGGTGACAAAGTTATTATTGCACTAGACGACTGCACGTTTTTAGTTGCAGATAAAGAGTCATTGGACCCTTCTGTTACCGGCGGCAATAACAACACCGGCAAGTGCGAGTGCGGTAAAGAGATTGCTGAGTTAGAAAAGAAAATTACTGACTTAGAGAAGAAAATTACCACAGAGCCGAAAGAACTTGGTGAACTTGTGCCGGTGTACAATGCAAAAGGTGAGTTATCTTACTACGCCCATGCTGCACCTGCAGAGCCTGGTGACCCTGTTCCGCCACCTGACTTGCCATCTCCACCGTCCAAGATGTCAAAAGTAATTTTTAAACGTGTAGATTTACCACCAGAGGGTTGGAATCTAGACACTCACGCTACGATTCTAGGAGAACTTACTGGAAAAGTGGGTAGTGAAATTCCAACTACAATCTATGATGAGTATGCAAAATCATCTAAATACTTAAAATTTGTAAGTAGTGATTTCACACCACCGATGTATTTTCCTGATTCTGAAACTCCTACGGTGTTTACTATTACTATGCAAAGATTACCAATCCAAGCGGAAGATGGGGCAGCTGACGCTCAATTTAAATTTATTGAACAAGGCACAAATAAAATTCTAAAAGAATTTAGTGTGCATGGAACAGTAGGTTTTAAAATTCCTACAACAAAATATGATGAAGCTCTAACTGAGTTACAAAATCAAGGGTATGAGTTGGTTTCAACAACGTTTGATTCATCTAAGATATTCAAAGGTAGTAATATTGAAGACACATTTGAAACTATTATGGGGGAACACGTTGTTCCGTTTGACCCTAATACACCGGTAAGACCGAATCCTAAAGCTCCAGACGGTCCAAATGACCCAATGGAACCAAGAGTATAAACAATAGACATAACAAATAAGGAGTTAAAAATGTCTAAAATTAAAACAGTTCATGTTGCCGACTTAGGCAACACACTAGAAGTCACCGACAGTGGCTATGTTGAAGTAAAAATTAATGACGAGGGCAACGTCAAATTAGAGCGCACCGGCAGTGGTGTAAAAGCCTCTGTAGAGTTGCCGGAAGTTAAGAAAGCCATCGCTTCTGTAACTGTAGAAGAAGGTAAATTAGTGTTTCATTACACTGATGACACCACTTCAGAATTAGCGTTACCGGCAACTGCAATCGATGTAAAACTCGAACACGCAGAGCTTACCGAAGAAAACAAGCTCAAATTAACATTGAGCAACGGCGACACTATTGAGACAGACTTATCTAAGTTTGTCGATGCGCCGAAGAGTGCGCAAGAATACTTCGATGAGATGGTTGCACTGACTACCTTTAAACCGAAGTTAATTGAAATTTTATCTGCTGATACTGATTTTGTAGAAGCAATCAAAGATAAGATTATCGATGCAATTAAAGGCGAAGAAATCCAAAATGCCGGTGGCACAACCTACGGCTTCTTGATTAAGCAGTAAATAGTGTGGGGGCGCAAGCCCCCTTTTTGGAGGTTCTATGAAAGTGGTAGCACTTCCTGAATTACACCCGGATGACTTCTCTGTAGAGGGAAACTACATCCGTGTTACTAAGCCATATAACTGGTATACGATTGACTGGGCAGTTGACAAGTCTGTTGCCACAACATCAAACCCACGGGCATATTTAAACCCACAGTTCAGAATGTTGTCCGTGCTAGACGGCACAGGTAAAGTCCATCTAGAGTTTACAATGTTGCAGGATATAAATGAGGCAACTGTTTTATTTAAACTCCCGGCAAATGCACCGAATAACTTAGACAAGATTGCGGTGCAGACATGGGACGGTGGCACAATCTGGTGTAATGGGAACAGTAAGAGTATTTATGCAAAAGGGCTAAAAGCCGGGCATGAATATGCAGTAGATTTAATTGGATTCTTTGGAGAATAGCAATGGCACAAAAACTTATTTTTATAGATGACGTTGATAACGTCACAATTCAAATTGGTGATGGCAAAGTCAAAGCCCCTGGGGTTGTTGAGATTGTAGAAGATTATACACCGCTGGAAGAAACAGATGAGCAGTATGTCGAGAACGTTACACGTACACTTCGCCATGTCGCCACCGGCGCAGTGTGGGATGCAAATATCCAAACATTAAAAGACCGCAGTGCACCAGTTAATGAAGACTTAGTAGCTATGCCGCCATTTAATGCAGATATGTTGCGTGGTGATGAGCAGAGTTTTATTGTTACAGTTGCATCTGAGTATGTGGCATCTACTGTCGACAACGAGTTACTGTACACATACACCGACTTCGAGTTCCCGGCAGACGGTATAACATATAACAAGAAAGACTACGGCTCTGCTAAAGCATTTAATGAGGCAGTTAAGAGCGAAGACCGCAGATTTACCATTAAATCTAAGAAGCGCTACGCGAAATCTGACGGGCACCCAGTAGTTAAACCTACTACTTTTCACCTAGCGTACCCTGAATTGCCGTACTATGAAGGTGAATATTCCCCTCGCTTGTTAAAAGACACAGGTCTTAATGTGTTCAAGTTCACCACATACGACGAAGACCGTGACCGTGCATTAGCACGAGTGCTTGCTGAGAAACGTCCGACATTGACAATTCACTGTACGTTGGAGGATAGCAAAGGTGTACCACATACGGCGACACTGACACGTACGTTGTACGCGTTGATGTTCGACACGACAAAGGTTGGGGAGTATGCTAACATCCTTGGTAGTTCGGATGAGACCGTTACTAAAGAGACGCTGGAGTTTGAACCGCTTGAAGTTGAAGGGTTCGATGGCAAGTTCACAATTAACCTCCAACAGTATGTTGAGAACCACGCATAAGGGGTGAGCTATGGGATGCACAGTGCTACGTAATTTCTACGGGCGCGACACACGAGCAGTGCTTGTGAGCGCAATTATTATTAATGCTGTGCTGTGGGTGTCGGCGGTGTTTAATACAATGGGGTGGTTAGACTTCTCACTGCCCCAGACGCTTGAGACTGAACCGGCATTCTTTATTATTGTTGCAACTATTGCTGTAGTGTCCGGGGTGTTAGCACCTGCCACCCATCAGCGTAGAAAGCAGATGTGTAAGTCGTTTACCTTCCTCGCGAGTGCTTTAATTCAGGCAATATTCGCAAATGGATATGTGACTGATTACCCGCCACTCTCCCTTATGTTGCTCGTTAGCACTGTACTGGGGATTTGGTTTTTCGGTGCGGCTGTTTATGTATTGAGATGTGAGGGGTTGAATGGAGATTACGCAAGTCACAGTTGAGCTAGGGTTAATCACCTTGGGGGCTCTGCTGGGGGCATTTAAAGGCGTGGCATACTACGACGCGGACAAGCAGATGTGTGCGCGGTTATTAGATGTGATTGTGGGTACATATGTGGGGGTAACACTCTCGTATCACTATGCGTCGCAGATGAGCATCTGGTACACGTGCGTACTGGCGGTATTAGCCGGCGCGAGCGGTGCAATGATAGTAGAAGTCCTGCTAAAACTGCTCCCAGCTATAGTAAGGGACTTAGTTAAAGTGTGGCTCACAAGAGTGGGCGGTTCTAAATAAAATAACCCCCTCAGTGACGAGGGGGTTTTGTTTACTTCGCTGTGATGGCTTTAACAGCCCACATTTGTGCATCTAAGATTCGCAACATAGCTTCATCGATTAGATGTAACTGCAGGTCGCTAATCATTTCTGGTCCATTCTTGATTGCCTCTAACTGGTCGATTGCTTGTGCAAAACGCGCTTTACAATCATGCACATCACTACGGTTACCAACATTAAAGTCGATGCCTACTAGTTGTTCTCCACGTGTCATAACGTTACTCCTTTGTTTTTGTTTCTTGTTCAATTAACATTTGCAAATAGTGCTGGGCTTTCTTCAAGTCCTCAACACCGTTTTTGCTCTTATACCGGCATACATATTTGATAATGTTACCTTCTACGTAGCCAAGTTCATTTGCAGTGATGAAGTCAATCGGTTGTATCTTCATCTTGCTATAGTGGTCACCACCAACCTGTGTAGATTTTGGTGATGGAGGCTGGACAGACATATCTTCCCCGCCATCTTCATGTGTAATATCTGCGGTCACACTTTGCATATTACCACTAGGCGTTGTCCAAACACTATTGACATGGAACCCTTGCGTGACAACGAGTTCACCAGGAAAATTACCAATATTAGCTTTAAACATGAGGAGAAATGCGTTAACAGGTAAAATGCCAATAACATCACCTGGTATAATAACTGTGTTACCGCTTTTCACCTGACACCCTTTTAATTTTTGTAAGAAGTCAACCAAGATTATTGCGTCTCTAGGTTTGAATACCCCAAGTTTATATTTCATAGTAGTTACCCCATTTTATCTGATTCGTCATCATGATTGTTATCGCCTAAACTTAGAAGCTGGTAAAAGGCTACACCACCTGCAATCGCCACAATCAATCCTAATAAGCCTATAGTTGCCATGCTGACCCCTTATAATACATCCCAGTCTTCTGCTAAGATGTCTGTCTGCGACGCTAACCAAGGAACCAAAGTCTGCTGTGCGGTGAACATCATTAAGAAGTCGAGCACATCATAACCATCCTTGGTAGGGTCTCCATAGGCTTCGTGAATAGCAACTTTAATACTGTCGCCGTTTACCAGGAAGACAAACATACCTTTACCGTTCCAGCCTTCACGCGCGATTTTTGCGCCTTGTCTAGCGTGCTCTAATGCTTCTGAAAATTTCATAGTTGTTACTCCATAATTTCAATATTGATGATTTTGTCATTCTTACCACATTATTTGCAACAAGAATGACGGTTAAATTTATTGGGTTAGATGAGCAATAATTGTCTGTATTATCTTCGCCGGTGGGGAAAGAATGTACAAGATTATAAAGATACGGAAATATATTCTAGCTCTGTCCTCGTACTTCTCTTTACAGGTATAAAAGTAGATAATAGACCATACAATACCAACGATGAGAAAGCCTTTTATCACAGAGGCTATATATTCATATAACTCCATGTGCTAGTCCTTCTTGCTCGGCTTATCTTCTTCCAGCATTTCATCTAGATAGCTGTTAAGTTTTACATCTAGCACCTTCACTGCTTTCTTCGTCAGGTCAGAGTTGTCCATCTGCTCATAGACTTGCTTGCCAATATAGACTCCACCTAACATAGCTAGACCTTGTTTAGAGGGGAGAAACACAGACAAGAGTATAAAAATAACTGCAATAGTACCAGCAATCTTACTTACTCTCTTTGCTAGATAATAGTAGCTTTTGTATTCTAATTTATAGTCTGCATTTCCATCGTAATCTCTAAAAGCGTGGTTGTCGATCATCATCATAAATGCAGTGCCTGTTACCACCATCATTACACTAGCAATAATGATTAACAGCTTCAGAATGCCACCATACACATCGAACAAGTATGCAAATAAATACATAGTCATAATTAGTACCTCGTATAATTAAGCTGGGGTGTAATCAATATTTGCACGGTAAACTTTTACCTGTGCGCCACGCAGTTTAGCAGCTAAGCGGATAAGCAGCACAAAAATCGTACTGTCTGTATGGTAGAGCTTCTGGCGCCCTACTGGCTTGCCTACCACTACGTTGTAAGCATAATGTCGGTTAAGTGGTACATTAATCATATTGTTGCTCCTGCATCATATCCGTTCATAGAGAATTTAATAACACGTCCTATGCGACGGTGTTTAATACCTTCTTCTTGCGCAGCGCGTCTTAATATGTGCGCCACCTTGCGAGAGCAGAAGTTGGTGCCGTCTAACGTGAACCGCCCGCGCTCCAATTTCTGCTTCATACTCCACTTAAACGAGCTGGGGAACTTATCTAAATTAGCGTCGCAGATTTTCTTTAGACTTGCTTTCTCGTCCTGGAAAAAACTGCGCACATTATTAATGTAGTCTCTAGTGTTCATATTATTTCTCCTGTAGTTGACTTAAAAGTTTTGCCACGCTTGAGCATCTTCAGGTGTTCTGAAACAGTTGCCAGCGTTACTGCGAGTTACATCTGAGCGGAAATTACCGCCGTAAATTGTACGTATTACGTCTCCTTTACCTCCCCAGAAGTAATCTACAAAGTAATATACCTCTCCATTTTTAGGGGAGAACGGCAGTGGTAAATTAATTACTCCAGACTCACCATTTTGTTTAAGGTGCACGACGCCAGCCCCGCCACGCCCTGGCGCTTGCACAGCTTCAGGTAACACTGGCGTAACTGGTACCTTAGTTTTATGTTCATCAAGTACAATGCGTTTACGGTTACACATTACCATTTTTGCAATAATATCTGTCTCGCTCTCGCTGTCTGCGTATCGAGTGCCGTCACTATTGTAAACATAAGCATCTTGCACCTCTGGTCCGTCCTCTACGGCGAAAACTCTTCCGTACTTACTGACATAAACAACTTGCGCGATTTTGTGGTTGCGCAGGACAACTAAATCTCCCACTTCAAATTCTAGAGGTTGTGTGGGTAAAGGTTGAAAACACTCTTGCATAATTACTCCTTAAATGGTCGGTTGTAGTGTTTGTATATCGATGGTGCTAAAGCAAATGAGCCATCTAATAGCGAAGGCAAAGTCTGCTCTGTAAATACCACATGGCGTTCTTTTTGTTCTTCCATGAGTTTTACCTGTTCTAAGAAATCATCCAGTGCCGGTGGCATAGGTTCATCAGCATTTAGTTTTATATTAATATGTACAGCGACACCTTGCGCTGCATTGGCAAATATTACTTCTATAAAATACTCATACCCTATACCACCTGCGCCTTTAAATCTACGAACGTGTAACATCCAGCCTATTGACTCTGCACGGATAAACCATCCTTCAGCGAGTTCATTTGTTAGGGCTGTACTAGAAGTTGCAGTAAACGGCGGTTGCTCCTTCCGGAGGTATTCCGCAAAAGCACCTAGGAATTTAAGGCTGTCTTCCTTGCTAAAGTTTATATGTGGCATATTACTCCTCCTTTATAAAGACACCGTCGACCATCTTGCCTTTGCGGTCTTTAATCTCGTTGTAGGCGAGAGCAAGGCATTCGTCGATTGTGGTATCACATACGCGCGCCACGGTGCACAGTCCATCTAAAATTGCCATCACAGCACCGAGTGCATGGTCAGTCTTACCTGCAGCACGGTTTAACCAGAATGACGCTCTGCCAATTTCCTCGCACAAGTGCATCACAGCATATTCTTTGTGATGTTTAACACCCTCTGCCGGGGCAGTCCAATAAGGCGGTGGGAGAGGAATATCTTTCTTCCCTAACTGCGCAAGCAAGATAATACAAACTACTGCAGTGTCGCCAATGCTATCTTTTGTCAATAGAGGGTCTTGCTTAGCAATGCCTCGTGCTAACTCTCCGAACTCTTCAAAGAGTTTCACACATTGTTTTACCGGGGTTGACCCTTTTATAAGATTGCGAGCTTCCGCCCACTCTTGTACTTTTTGTACTAGTTCTGTTGTCTGTGTCATACAGTACCTCTTATTAATAAAAAATTGTTGACCATAGTGTAGAGAGATTCTCCAGTTTTTAAACTCGCCTCTGTAGCGAGCATGAACATCAGGGACAATACCACTACACGCATATGGTACCCCTGCACGTGCTCTAGCTTGCCGGCTACAATATTTTTTGTAATTCCAGCAAGTTCACCTGTGAGCTCGTGCATATCCATTATACGGGTTATGCTCTCTGATGGAGTGGAGACTTCCAGTTTTTCACCGTCTAATTTATCCAGTGCAGTTAAGACATTATCAGTCAGCTCATTTGCAGACTTCAGGTAAATAATAAGTAGGACAAATGCGTAAGCACACTGCTCTTTATACTCCACCATATCTCGCACCTGTGGGGTAGTCTCATAGATATATTGCTGGGCGGAGGCGATAGCACCGAAAATATCCTGCATTGAATCTAGACCTTCAAACCGCACTGCCATACATTTTAGTGCTAATGTTTTATAACTTTCTTCCATCTTTTGCTCTCGTTAGTATGTTGTTAATCTCGTTTATATGCTCTTCCGATAAGTGTGTCCCTGCAATATTATGCACTAGGCGTTTTACCTCTACAGGTAGAGTCGCAGTGTTGACGGTTGTAGCCTCTCGGATATAAATAGATTCTACCTCGTCGGTGTTCTCGTTGTACTTACGGACAACATTTAAAAACTTCTCAAACCGCTCACGAGGAATTGGCTTCTGTTCTGTCTCAATTAGTGACAAGAACGCTTGAGAAATTTCCATCGCAATAGCTGTCTCACGTGCAGTGATATTATGTTTAGCGCGGAATGCGCGCATATAACTAGCGACATTATTAAACTCCATATTACCCACCGTAAGCGTTCGACTTGTAGTATTTTTTATGCAGTTCATTAATCTCAAATAAGATTGCGCTCATCGCCTCATTAAACTGCGCCTGGTCTGTGAACTTCATGTTGTACACTTCCCACATTACATCTAGCACAGTCTGTATGTCTTGGTCAAACTGCGCAATAAACGACTTAAACAGTGTGTCGTGGCGCTTTAGCACTCTCTTCTGAGGAAATGTGCTCTGCCCCTCTGCTCTCATACGTGCTACGTAATCCCAGGCTTTGCGCAGGTCTTCCGAGCCATTTTTATCTGCATGGCGGATGATGTACTTAATTGCATTGCCAAAGTCCCATGGCAGTTGCAGTTGCACAATCACGTGCCGGGGCTGAATAGCCAGTTTACTGTAATGACTGCCTCCCACCTGTGTAGTGTCCAGGTCTTGTGATTTAATGTGTTTGTTCATAGTAATTGCCTCGTTGATGGTATATTCCCGCCAGGTAATTAATGCTCCCCAGGGGTCATGTAGCTTTAACAACTGCCACACTACAACGTCGTCAAACTCAAAATTCATATCTGAGGTAGCGAAATAAAATGTGGTAAGAAAGTTAAGCTGTCCAACTTCTTCTCCGTGTTCAGTTGCCATGCGCTGAATCACCGGAGTAAGTTCTTCTCCATAGCAGTGGTTAGTGGTCTCTACTAGACTGTATGTGATGAAGTCTTTGCCGTCTGCGTCACGCCATACACTGCCTACAACAAACTTAAATCGGTGCTTACATTGTGTGAGCACTCTAAGTTCTGCAGAGTTAATGGCGACAGTTTGAAATGTGCGCTTTAGTTTGACACCGTGTGACAGCCCGTCGACTGCATATATAATAAAGTCGTCAGCCATCTTGCTGTTTGCGCGAAGAAGTTTTGAAGGGTCATGTTTCTTCTTGCGCGGGGGTTTAGCCATATTGACGCTCCTTAAAGTAATAAGGTACTCACGCGAAAGTATTACGTGAGTTGTACCTCTGTTATTACTGTGTTATAGTGGCGCCGTACAAGTTTGGGATTGTACGATATTAGTTGTTTTTCGTTTTGGTTGAAGCCATAAAGCCTCGGTTATCCGGGGCTTTTCTTTTATATGATACACTCAAACTGAACGTCTCTCTGGACATTTCTCATTTGTGCCATATTAGTTAGATTACACGCAATCTCAATGGCTCTTACCGCATCTACACCAGCCATCATAGCAGCTCTTGCAGCGATGACCGGAGCTTCCATACCAATCGCATATTCGTCCGATGTAACTGGTAACGCGTATGGTGTGTTGGAGAGTGCATAAAGGCAAGGAATATCAAAACCTACTCGCTTAATAACAAGTACGCCAGCAAAAATCTCCATACCTTGAACAGTAGATTTCCAAGCCTCTGCTTCTTCCTCTGTAAACTTAAACTGGCGCGGTAACTCATCACCGGGTCTGCGAGATAATATTGTCTGTAGTAAATCTTGCACGATTGCAATCTCTGCAGATGTGCCGGAGAACGCCCAGGCATATGTGAATTCGCCCTTAGACATTTTATGCACTTTTTTGCGGTTGCCCGTCACAATACTGTACTGATATTCCGCTTTGTCTGCAGCAAGAATGCCTTCTTTATATGCAATAATAGTCATTACTTACTCCATTCATTGTAATATTCGTAATAACCTCGCTGGGTCTTGCCCAGCCCGATTAACACTTTAGCCGTGGTGGCATCCTGTGCCACCCATTTTATATCTCCCACATAAACTCCTTTAGCCTCTGCAAGAGCGTGAATCTCATTTGAGATGTTGTCGTACGCGATACTGCGTGGCAGGTAAGCAGTGAAGAGGTAGACATTATTAATTCCCTCTATCTCGTCATCTAATCTAGCCACCATCTGCGCTAGTGTTTCCACTTTCATAGTAATTCCCTGAATCTAAGTAGGCTTTCGCCAGCGGAGCAGTTAAGTCAATGTACCAGGTGCGCACAGGTGCGTCGTGTTGTTTAAAGTCGGAGTTGCTCCACATCCGCTTCATCACGCCTCGTTGCGCCCCAATTTCCTCTAAGGCGGTCTCTAACCGCTCAATACCGAACTGCCGTGTCTTTGCAAACTCACGGAGTGCAATATTCTGAATAAACATCCGTGCCTCGTCCACTTCCACACGGATATAAGCTCTGTGTAGAGGTTGCCGGATAGGCGTGCTAGATGTTGTAGAGTTCTTAATTACAATCGTAGAGTCAATATATGTACCGAGCATTTCGCTTAGTAAGTCAAACTCACTAACCACTTTTGTCTCTGCACGGGCTTTAAGGCTCATTAACAGATTACAAGCTGTGGTAAATACTTCTCTAGGATTAAACGGATATACTCCGGCGTCATGTGCAACCTTAGCGCCCACACAAGCTGCAGTTAATATATCCCCCCAGAAACGATGTCTGCCGTGTAACTTACACCGGTCAGACAAACTACGGGAGACATCAACCCAGAGATTTTTTATCTCCTCCATGTTGTGAATAACGTGCTCAATAAATACTGGACCTGCAACACCAAAATGCTTTTGCACTTCTCGTACAGCGTCGTCACCATAGTTCTTGTCTTTCGACTGCTCTAGGGCTCTCACAGGAATCTCAACAATCCGCATGAGATATGCTTCATTCTCCGCACGTGCTTCTGTGATTCTGTTCCACAGGCTCACGTTAGAGCTTGAGAAGACATGAGATTTCCAGCCTGGCAATGACTGTCTAATATCATTTGCCTGATTACTACCACGGGCTTTTGCACGACCACTGGTGCACGTATGCACAAATGCCATCAGACTGTCGGTGTCCATCTGCCCAGTCTCGTCCAGTGTTAATGGAAGACTGTTCACGTAACTAATAATCTCAAAAAATGCTGTAACCGTTGTACCGTGTTGTGCTTGCAGTACAAACGGGTCAGGCGACTGTCCGAATATACCGGCAATAACTTTTGTTAAGGTAGTCTTACCGAAGCCGGAATCTTCTGAGTAAATATTTACAACGCCACCCACTTCAGACCCGAATCGTGCTCGAATAGGGGCACCAAAACCCATTGCTAATATCAGACGGTAAGTGGCTGCATCTTCAGCACCATACAATTTATCAATAGCACGGTTCCACTTATCTAGCTGGTCTCGTGCGTCGCGTCTCACCTCACAACTCTCTGCAAAATTACGTGCAATGTTTGTATCAGGAATAGGCGACATTTTACGCCCTGCACGGGTAAACTCCCATTTACCAAGAACAAAGCCATCGTTCTGCGTCCAGCCTAGCTGACGCGGTGGGTTAGTCATTGCTTTTGTCCGCTGGAGCTGTGCCCCCTGCGAGCGTAAATAACGATATAACTCACCGGTGTTTGTATCTGGAGGCAGTAATATATTACGTGCTGCAAGTTTAATTGGCAGAGTATTTACTGGTCCGAAAATATCATCACTGCTTAACTCAATCTCATTTACACCGTCGTGCGGGGTATGTTGACGAGCCCAGAAACGAGGCTTGTTGTCTGCACCCATGCCAATGCGGTCGTAAATATACAAGTCAAAGTCGTATACCTGACGCTGTTGCACCTCACCGTCAGAATTGTCCTGAATCCACACGCCACCTTGTGGTGGGCGATAATATGGGTACGGATATTCAGGGATAATAAACTGCTCTGTGTATTCTTCCTCACCATCACTTGCTGTATTCCCCGCCATCGGTGCTTCTACGACAACAGGCAGGCGTTCATCTACACCCAGCATAATCGGAGACTGCGATGGGTGCTGTGATATTCCCGTAAAATGCGGACATCCTTTACACCCTTCCATATTATTCTGGGAAAACCATAAACACGTGCGCGGTGCCGTCCATTGTGCCATCTTGCGCAGGGTTAGACCGGGGTCAAACTCCGGGTGATTTTCCGAAATTTTCAACGCCCACTCTTCACCATCTACACAGAACTTAGCAATGCTCAGCGCAGCTGCCCACATCGGCTCTTGCACGTGCTCCTGGTGGAGGTACATATCATATAACTGTTTACACCCGGTGTTAGTCAACTCAGACCGCTGAATAATATTTGCAAAGCGTTTCGGGGTTGTCAGTTCTTGCTCGGATAATGTGCTTTCTGCACCATCTGCAAAATCAGGTCGTGCCCCAAGCCCAGCTAAAATATCTTGCTGTTGCACAAATATCGGGTCTTGCACATACTGGCGCAGGTTATCCATTGCCTGTTTAAAGACTTCAACTGTTACTACTGCACCAGTACCGATAATCTCCACTGTAGCACCTGAGTGGTGATGAGTGCCAGGCACACGCAGGACTGACGAGGCGTCTGCAGTGCGTGCGGGGTCTGCCTCAAATTGCCAGCGGGCACAGATTGCCTTGAGGGTGAGCGCCATAGGTCGCCACTCATCAATCGGTACATCACGGTCGAACTGCCAGTACACGTGGAACCCGGCGCCAGAACTTACAACATATGTTGGCAAAGGTAAGCGCGTTGATTCTAAAAAAGCTAAGAATGCTCGCTTGCCATCTTCCCTTGTTTTATAACACCCCTTGCCGGCGTGTTTTACCCATTTCTCTTCACCGCAGTCTATATCGAACCACAAGGCTTTTAAGTGCGTACACAGTGCGGACAACCGTCTGTATCGGTAATTTGATTCCGGTTTAAAGCTACCAAGCGCAAAGTAAACACCCTTGCATTCATCTGCAACGTAGTCGACAGCTGCTTGTGTCTCCAGTTCATCTGCGAAATTTACCCATCGTTCCACCCACTTAGGACTGCCATCTTTTCTGACTTCTGTCTTGTGAGGTCCTGTAATAAGGTTACGCCCAACTTGGCTAGTTAGGTCTTTTAAAAACGACATTTTTCATTCCTTTTGGTCAAAGTGAACGGAAATTATGGGGCGGTTTTTTCTTTTTGTAAATCGGTAATTTTGCGTTGTAGTCCGAGCAACTCAACGAGCAAGCGAAGGATTTCTGTAGTCAATGCCTGGTCTTTACAAGGTAATACACCGCGCTCTGTGCCAAGCGGAATGATTGCACCAAGGCAGTTATGCAAGACAGCGTGGGCGTTATCATCTAACGGAGTCTCGCCTGTTAAATCGTTTTTAATATCTGCAACTGGAATACCAAGAAGCTCAGAAATACAGTCATACGGCAGACGTGCCTCTGCCACTAACAGAATTGTATTGTGCTCTGTAGAGTTGCGACCATAGAGACCGATTGCGCCTTTAATTGCAGTGTTTGGGATTTTAGTGTAAGCCATGATTTCTCCAAAGCGGGGTTTCCCCCGCAATTAATTATTTACATATTACCGAATAATGACTGTGCTACTGCCGTGATATTGTTCTCTCGTGTAGCAGTTGCATCATCAGGGTTTGCAGCTGGTGCAGGTTGTGCCATCGGTTTTGGCATATAGTCAACCGGTGCCACTACATCTGCATTAGGCGGTCTTGGTGTCCAGTCTTTCTGCGCCTCGTGCGCTGCATCAATCTCTGCCTGTGTAGGCTTATTCATATGCAGTGCACCTGGTGGTGGCGGAGGCGGTGGTGGAGGTGTCGCACCTGTATGCCCTGCCGGTGGTGGCGGAGGCGGAGGTGTAACTCCCGTGTTCACTGGTGGGGGCGGAGGTGGAGGTGTAACTCCCGTGTTCACCGGCGGTGGTGGCGGAGGCGGAGGTGTTACCCCTGCACTAGCGGGTTCTTTCGCCTGTGGAGCTGACGCTGCAAATGCTTTAGCGGCAACATCTTGCATAACAGCTTCTGTGTCTGCTGTTACAGGTTCCGGCTGTGGAGCTGGCGGTGGTGGAGGCGGAGGCGGAGTTACTTCTTTAGCAACATTTTGCACTGCAGGTTGATCTGCTTCTGGGGTACTACCTTTCTTTTCTTCCTGCGCTACCGATTTTGTACGACACGGTCTTTGTGCTCGCGCAGGGGGTAACTCCTGCGCAGGTTCCCGACTCACAGGTTGCACATCTTCAGCGTCGTTGTTATACGCTGTCGGCGGTGCTCTATGTGGGGTACCTGCATCTGCAGTATTTACTGTAACAGACGCTTTACCATCTTCACCGATATGGATATTCAGTGAGATGTTGAGTGTTAAGTTTTGTAAACTCATAATTTTCCTTATACCTCATGAGGGTAGTTTGCTTGTAAATATGTACGAGCGGTGTTGTCATCCACTTGCACAATCCAATCTTTTACTGCTGATGGCAGTGTAGGGCTTGCCATCCATTTTTCACGTCCCGTCGGTGCTGGTGGAGCTAGTGGCGGTACTGGTGGCACTGGTGGTGCACCTGCCGGTAAAAATCCTGCCGGGTTAGTCTGTGCAGGGGTGCCACTAACCTCAACAGTTAAGACATCTTCCATTACTGCGGAGCGTTGTAGCTCTTTAATCTTCTCAAACTGCTCCTTGTTCACATATCCCACCGGGGTGAAAAAGAACCCATATGTTTGCCCTTTAGGCAGACTTACTCTGGTAACAACCGCCTCCCACGGGGTTTTAGTTTGCTGTAAAAGTTTAGCAAAGTTTGTGAACCCCCAAGCGTTGCCACCAAGTGGGCTAGGAACACCGTTTAACTCTTTACTAAACAATGAACGACTTGCCACTTTTAACCGGAAAACGCGGTCAAGTTCGGGGTAAACTGCTACTGCCACGTGTTTAAAATACCCGCAAGCGCGACCTTCACCATTTGACCCAGACCCCGCAATATTCATCGGGCATGAGGCGCAATCACGGCTCTGTGGTTTCTCCGCGTTCGGACTAGGATATTTGCCATCTGCTGAAAAACACGCCGGCGGAGAAGATTCCCCGTCTTTATATTGCACTTCATAATAGGCACGATATGTCTCACGTCCCACTGGATGCGCATCTAAAACTACTACATCAATCGCCAGTGACGGAGAAGAGCGAACGCCCCCGATGTCGGTAACAATCGCACCGTCCACTACTGTAATACGGTCTACAGATGTTCCTGTAGCTTGGTTATCTAGTGTAGATTGGTAGCCTCCATCTTGTAGATAGGCTGGGAGTTGCCCATCTTGCACAAATGGCATTAGTTGTGATGGAGTTGTTAAATTTGTACTCATTTTTGCTCCTATGACTTACGTACAGATATTGTATATTCTTTTTCTATTGCGAGACCGTCCGGTAGTTTGCCACCATCTGCAAGGTAACTCGATACTTCACTAGGGGTAACTTGCCCACTCACTAGCTGTGAGGCTATCTCCGGATTTTTTGCCATCCACTGACGGAAAGCAAACGCATCTACAACAGAATATTTAGTTTTGGTTGTCTTCGAGACTGTGCCGTTTGTTGTGCGCATAGCTTCACTGTCCGCCTGCTGTAGACGCTTTGTAAGCTCTGCCTCGATTGCCTGCATTTGCTGCTTAGTATGCGCGAGTGCAGGTTTAATAGACGCCTCAATTTCAGATTTATGCGCACGTAAGTCGATGTACCACTGCACAAGCGCAGACATCTCATACGGCGTTGGGTCAATAAGGTTAGGGTTGTCAGTCATCATTTTACAGTCCTCGTATAAAGTCAGTGTATAAGTTTAATAAATCTGCCTGTGACACTTTGCGGTTTTTCAGTGTCTCATACAGTTTTTTCTCTACCGGTGTAGAGTGGAGATGATAAATATACATCTCTTGGGTTTGACCTGGTCGGTCAATCCGATTGCACGCTTGCTGATATGTCTCGTTCGATGTAACAGGTCCGAACCAGATAATACAACTAGCGGAGGTAGCAGTAACCCCGTGCGACATAGCACGTGGCACAGCAAGAATCACATCAGGTGTGTTCTCGTGTTGAAACTTTGCAAATATGTCAGCACGCTCTTTTGCAGTGGTCTCTCCTGTAATCACAGCCACTTCAAAATGTTTGCTCAATGCTTCTTTTAGAAGAGCCACCGTATGTCTAAATGGCGCGAACACCAGCGTCTTGCCTTTACCTTCTATGGTAGAGCGTGCGCGCGCCTGGCGGATAAGCTCGATTGTCTTCTCAATTCTAGGGGTTACATCAAACGCCATCGCCTCATGGGCGTCGTTATAAATTGCCCCGGTCGCCACCTGTAACAACTTCTGCATTAGAGCTCCGCCGTTTACTGCAGTAATGGTAGCGTTTACATCTCGCACGAGCTGGTCTTGTGCCATCTTCTTATAAAACTCTGCTTGCTGGAGTGTAAGTGGAATCTCTACATATTCATGATGTACTTTTGGCAGGGCTAACACTTCACTCTTCTCAATCTTAATTGCCGGCGCCATATATCTGGCGACTATGTCGTGTGCGTCAAAGCGGGGTTTCCACGTAAACTGTGACATCTTACGCATGACCATCTCTTTAAATCGCCCTGCGGAGATTACTTGCACATTGCCCGGCTTTATTAATTTAATCTGCCCATAGACCTCGTCTGGTCGGTTAGGCATAGGTGTACCGGTGAGCCCCCATACATACTCTGCACGTTGGCAAAGCGGGAACATGGCTTTCCACCGGTCGGCTTTGTCATTCTTAAATGCCGTCAACTCATCAACGACAACCACATCATAATTATTCTTCAGTAGTTGTGGCAGAATAGTCTCTACTCCGTCGTGGTTGATGATATGCACATGAGCATTATTCTGTGCAAGAGACAAGCGCTGTTCTTTCTCCCCGTGTAATACGGTGACTTCATATAATGGGTTAATGGCGAAAAACTCGTCTTTCCATGTCGACTTCATGTTAGACAACGCACCTACAATTAGAACACGTTTAATCTTGTTGAGCTTGTAGAGGTAGTCTATTGTCCATACAACACTTGCTGTTTTACCTGTGCCCATGTCTGCTAAACAAAATCCGCGTTTGTTAGCAGATAAAAATGAGCAGATTTTCAGCTGGTGCAAGTATGGCTCGAACCGCCCAATAAAATCATAATCGCGCAACATCGGTGATAGTGTTGGCACGTGCCAGCTCGCCACCTGCTGGGTTGTCTCTAAATCCCATGGCATACAAAGACGCACGCCATCTCCCAGCACATCTGTGAGATAACATCCCTTAACTGCTAACGATATTTGTTGAGCAAGTTTTGTTTTAATCAGAAGATGGGAGTTGTCCCCATAAACCTCTACTAATTTACGTCTCATAGCCCTATTAATTTTTTTAGCTCTTCATCTGTCTTACCTGCATAAATCTCAGATGACTTACGTATTGCACTCAATACATTCTCGACTGCAGTGTTATCTTCTACTGATTGTCCGGTCTCCGTGGAGAAGTGCTCAATCTCATGAAGAGCCTGCTTAATTGTCTCAGTCGCACTGGATAATGATAAAGCTGTGTTCAAAACTACCTGGGTAGAAATCGACAGCAGTGTTACATTGCCAGGGGGCTGTTTTGCTTGTACTGCTTGCAACTGGGTTGCCATCCGCTCATTAGCTTCTTGTGCCGGCAAGAGCGTGTTAAGTATTGCTTTTAAGGCGACAATCGCTACGTCGCCCCGTGCAATAAGATACTGTTCTTTATCCGTAATATCTGGCATAGATTACCCGTTATTTCTTCCGGTTTTTTACACCACGGTTATAATTTACGGATGTGATTTGCAGATTAGACCGTGCATTTGAACCGCCTTTAGACAATGGGCGTTTATGGTCGACATCTTTGCCGGCTAATGCAGCTTTGCCAACCTCTTTCTCCATTGTCTTACGGGCTTTATTACGTGCAGCACGGTTTGCAATCTGTTCAGGTTTCGCGTGGTACATCTCATATTCACGTTTATAGTTACGCTTGCGGGCAGTTGCCATAATTTATTCTCCTGCATAAAATGGGCAGTCCAGCACAGGACAAAACGCACATAGACCCGATTGTTTCATCGGGAACTTGCGTGATGTCAGCGCTTGGACAATAGGAATTGAACGACTCATCCATCGTTCACGATACTCCGCCATCTTATCACGAGTGTAGGTATCTCTGATAATTTTATTCTCATCGATAAACACAAGTGCACCTGTAATGGTCTGCAGATGTGGGAAATAGATAAATGACAACATTGCCATTAACTCTACCTGGCTCATGTCAGCATACTTTGACTTGCCTGTCTTGTAGTCAATCACATAGCCAACCTCGCCCTGGTCGATTAATAAGTCTACCTTGCCACGTAACCAGATATTCTTGCCACGTAGGAAACCCACTTTCTTATCTTGCCAGTCAATCGCCATGGCAAGCTCGGTGTATTTATCCCCAGGTTGTTTGGCAAAGGTCTCTACCCACCCACTGTATGGAGAAAGGCTGGCATCAAGCGGTGTATTGTCTTTGATATAATTTTCAAAGGCTTTGTGAATCTGCTCGCCTCGTATCGCTGATTCAGATTGCACATAGGGAAACTGCTTCAAGACCCGCTCTCGATAAAATCGCTGAGGGCACGTCTCGAAGGCTTTGATAACCGTATGGGATAACGGCATAGTGACTTCGGCTTGTAACATTGTTTTTCTCTTATGGTTGTTCACCAAACACAAGTTTGTTCAACTTGTGGAGGTCTTTTGAGAAGTTGGTCAAGTCATCCAGCTGGATGGTCTCTGAGTAATATCCATTGCTCTCGCCTACCCAGCGGAGATTATATGAATCTCTATTAGTTTGGATGTTCACAAATGTCCAGGTAATGGACCGTTCATCGGTGCTCTTTGGGGAGACATCGATTCTTATTTTGCGAATCTCTTCACCTACCATATTCTCAATTTCGTCTGCTCCGTCTGCCAGCCAGACTGCCTCACAGCAGTTTCTAACATGGCGCAGTGCAAACACTCGGTATGTAGTGAGAATATATAATACATCATCATGCAAGACAACACCCTCTATTTTATTTGGGTATTGTCTCTGCACAAACTCACCACTGCGACCGTCTTTGATGACTGTTTTTATAATATCGGCACGTGGGCAACGATTATAAATAAACTCAATGACATCATCTAAGTTAAACTTTTCCCACTTAGCAATAGAATCAATGATGGCTTTGTTGGTAAATGAGACACGGTCTAGTTGTTTTACTACGGTATCTTGCATAATTAATCCTCTGCCCCGATAAAGCGTTTTCGCTCACCTTCTTTTGTTACATACAAGAAACTGCGCCCTGCTCTCATGTCAGAAAGCTGATGTTCATCAAACACCTTCTTAAACTTCTCACTGCTCTGCAGGAGAATTTCTAAGAACTGCGGGTCATGGTCGAATAACTTATTAACGGCATAACAGAATGCCCATGTCATATTATCGAAATCCGCCACACAGTTATTGTATTTTAATCGTAGATTTTCTAGTGCAGTGTTTAATTCTTGTTCCTTTCCAAGATGTCTTCTGCGTTCGTTTCCCAGTTGTTTTATGGCATCGTCTCGCTCATTCAACGCCTCTTTTGTCCCTTTATAAATTACCTTGGGCTCTTCTAAGTAATCACTTCTGCACGGCATTATTTACAATCTCCATAATGTATTGCGGAATCACCTTCACAGTCCACCGGTAATCCGGTAGCCCACGTCGGCACCTGTCTCATGCACCACTGCATATATTCTTTTGCTTGTGGCACTTCTGCATCTGGCACAACAATGCCCCACTCGTCGTGAGTGTTAAGCACAATTCTGTACCGCTGGTTAATTAACATGGCTTGATACTTCATCACTGCAAAAGCAAGTGCTTGGTTACAATTTTCAAATATCCGAGCAGCATATGTGAATATCCACTGAATGCGCCCCTCTTTAAGCCCCCGATAAGCATAGTTCATCTTAGCTGTACCGTCCGGGTATACTTTCTCCCGCTTTGTCAGATAAGAATAGTTGAGCCAGTTCCCGTCAGGCAATCTAATTCCAGGCATACGCACACCATGGTTTACTCGACTGCCGTCGTAATAAAATAATTTACCGTCCGGTCCGCCAAAATATCCACTCGCGCCAGCTAACATTCCTCGTAACGCAAGTTCACAATCGTTCCAGGCATTGACAACTTCTGGGTGGGTGTCCCGATAAACCTTCACGATATGTGCTGCCTCTTCATGCGACATATCCACACCCATGAGTTTGGCATAGTTCATAAACCCGATAGCACCTGTACCGTAAATGTTAGATAACAGCGACGCTTTACCCGCAGGGCGCTGAATACTGGCATATGGCTCTACTCCAGACTTTGCCATGCGCTTAATCTCAAATGGGTCTCCCCCATAAATAAGGGCAGCTTGTTCTGAATATGGGTCGCGCCCCTCTACGAACATTCGCAGTGTCGCTTTGTCACCTGCTATGTAACTTCCTGTGCGCAACTCAATCTGTGAACTGTCGAACACCACCACTTGATGCCCTAGCGGTGCAGTTATTGAACGTTTCAGTGCATTAGATTGCCCTGCTTTACGCCCACTACTTAGGTTCTGCACGTTCAGTCCGCCAGACCCTCCTAACCGGTGCGTGTGTGCTCCACTTACAGTGTATGGCATACCGAACCCACAACCAAGCTGGGCGATTGACTTAAACCGCTCTGCACGGGATAACTCAATACTTGAATTAAGTGCGAGTTTTGTTCTGAATACTTCCCCTATCTCGTCCATGCGGTCGCATAATTCAATCACCGGCGGGTATGTTTTAGCATAGCAAGGTTCAATACGCCCTTTCTTGTCACTGTATTTCGTTGGAATAATAAACTGATAAGGCATAATTTCCTCTTCCTCATCAATCTCATCCTCGAACACACCACCTAAATCACGTAAAAATGCTGTGAATTTTGGCACACTGCGACACGTTGAGCGCAAAAGTTTTTGGTCTCCTGCAAAATATTTATCCGCAACCTCTCTCGCACGTTCTTCGTCTCGCTTGTGAATACGGGCAATTTCCTGCTCAATAATACCTAGGTCAAGATAAAGACTAGGCTCAATGTAGCACTTCAAAATCATATCCCCGTACTTCATCTCGTCCGGTGTAATGAATTTTGTAAAATACTTAAATGCCTCACGCGCTAAATGAACGTCGTTGTTACAGTATCGGATATAGTTTTGTAGTAATGTATGCCCCTCGTGAATCTTGTTAGGGTCTTCCTGCTCCTCACGAGATAAATAATATGTGCCGTGACGACTACAGTACAAATGCAACCCGCAAGCAGAGGCGACTTCTTCCCCTTTCGGAGGGACTTTTACTCCGTTACTCTGCAAAACTTCGGCTATAGCAGCTAAACTTGCGCCTTTGAATACGTGTGCACCTGTTACCCGTGCCATAGCCATTGTGTCAGTATAAAATTTTGCAGTATGCCCAAATCGTGCTTGTACAATCGTGGCATCAAACTGCGTATTCTGTGCATTTAACACAGTATTGTTCCAGTCGATATTGTCTAGCACTGCTTTTATTTCAGCATAGCCCAAGGCATTCTTAATCGGCTCATCATTTAAGGCATACGACATCATGATTGCCTGGAACTTCCCACTCATGATGTACTCGATTGTCGTCATTTTACGCAGTGAATAATCACTGTCGTAATATGTTTCAAAGTCGATTGTTAGAATATTCATTATGCACCTGTTTGCGTTTGTTTTATGAGATTCTCTAGCTCGTCTAGGTTGTCTTCATCTACTACGAGCGCCAACCCACCGCAGGAGAGTATTTGTTCTATGTTCTGCGCTTGTAGTGCGGTTACTCCGTGGCGCGTATGTTTGCTCTTCGCCTCTACCGCCAGGAACATTCCATTGCTACAGGCAATGAAGTCAGGGATTCCACTGCGGTTAAACCCGCCTGTGACCGGCATAAACCAGTATACGTTATACTTATCAAATAAATCTTTTATAGCGTCTTTTACGCGCCCTTCAGGGGTCTTAGAGGAACGTTTTGCTTTGCGCTGTTTCGGGACATCAGTCATCTTTGTTAATGTAATTGCCATCTCTTCTCCTCATTTCGTCTAAGGCTTTGTTCGCCAGCTCCATCTCTGCGCGAGCGAGCTTGCGTTTTAAATCTAATACTTGAAACGAAAGGTTATCGATTGTCTCTTTCTGTTCTGCAATCTGTACTTCCGCTTGTGGTAGGCGAGCTTTCGCCTCTTTATTAAATACCGGCAACATTCTAGGGTCTGCTTGAACGCATTCTAAATACCGGTCGTTTGGGTCAAAATGTTGTGGGAGCTCTTTCCTCGCTCTCGGTTTATGTTTATCAATAAATTCTTCATAGTTGTTGCGCAAACGAGCATACTCTTCGTCTGTCATTGTCAACAATTTATGTTTTATATTGCACCCGAACCGCTGGCAGTTTATATCAATACCTGTCAGTAGATCACTTGTACCGCTCCGATAAGCATAAGACGCACACGCGCCTCGAAAACTGGCATACGTGGTTACAGTGGGGTCTATGTAGTTGTAGCGAGCCATATAATAGTAAATCATTGCTACTGAATACTCTCGCCCCCATATATTAAACCGCCCTGTGCGGTCTTTAAATTTGCGTTCACCCACGCGAGCGCGGATATTCGCGCCATATAACATCTGGCGTAATGTCTTGCCTTTCGCCTTCGCATAAAAAGTAGATGGTGAATAATTCCAAAAATGCATAACCATCTTTGGTGTCCACCATCTACCATTTACTAATTCAGCGTTGTCGGGCAAGTCTGGGATGTCTGAGCCTTGCATACTTCAACAACTCCTGCATTAAAAATCGCCCGTTCTGCATTAAAGTGCAGGTCTAATAACCCTGCCATCACTAAATCTACCACTTCAGACCATTCTCGCCCTTGAAGTTTTACCCCCAGGCGCTTGTCCGGCAGTGATTTTGTGAAAGCTAACACTTGTGCAACATACTGCTCTACCTGCTCAAGTGTCGGGTTATCTTGGAGTACGGGTGCACCTGCTAAATACTGTGATGCAATCTTAACACTGGAAGGTTGTGGTGCTGTGCTTTTCTGTTTCTCTAGCCATCCACGCTTTAATTTTATCCATAATTGCTGAGTCAAGTTTAACTTCATCATCTTCCACCAATAGACATTTAACTGTTTCACCGGACGGGAGGGTCACATTTAACATACAAAGTACACCATCCCAGTGATAAATCCACTGCCAACCTTCATACTCACCAGACTTAGAAGTATCGCGATTTTCAAAATCGACATGGTTGTCAATAATCTTTCTAAGAATACTGTTATTTTCTGATGAACTTGAGATTGTATCTTTATGGTCAGCAATAAATGTGCTCACCTCTTTGCGTGAGATTCTTTCTAGCCCTGTGTTTTCCTGGAGGGCTTCTGTTGCGCCTCTAACCCCTGCAAGTACAGCACCTAGAATTGCTCCAGCTGCATCATAAGTAGGCGCTAGGCGTGTATCTAGGTTGTCCGACTTTAATAAAAGTTCGAGTTTTGTCATAGGGTCATTTCCCACCGTGGCAGTCTCATGCAAGAACTCTCTATAGGCGTCGCCTTTCAAGAATAACTGTCCTAAATTAAACAGTATGTGCTGTTTAATAGAATCTTCATATCGAGAGGTGAGTTTCGCCACATCTTCACGAGAGAATATAGTTTTATCTTTGAACATTTTTGAATCCTTCTATTAGTTTGTCCCATTTTAGTGGGTCTTTTGCATACATTGCACGATATTTCCCAATCGTCACAGCTGTACACCCGTAGGCTTTCGCCATCTCCTGGTTCGTCTGAAAACGAATGCCATACTGCTTTAACCACGCAATAGCTTCAAGTGCCTTATTCAGGTCTTCATCTGTTGCTGTGAGATGAGCAGGGTTTACACAGCGATAATCGCCACACGTGTTTGTGAACCGAGTACCGCGCGTGTATCTTGTGCCAGGGTGCTCCAGCTCCATGAGGAACCGCTTAACCGTGGCGTATAATCTGCGCCCGCCCTTCAACCGTGTGTGGATGATAGGACTGCGCCCTGCAAATTTACCTTCCCACACTAGACACCCGGTCTCGGTGGGGGTGGTATTTTCTGCGATTGTAGCGGATAAAACATCTCTATCCGCGTCTGTGTAATTTTCCTTTCTTGTCACACTAATAATCCTCAAACGCTAAGTTATCATTGTGGTCTAAATAGACATACTCATCTATTTCATCATCAGAGCAAATACGGTCTACAATCCCAGTGCCATGATAAATACCATACCCAAAACTATAGTCGTCTTCGTCTTTCTCCAACACTGTGCACAATACGACCTCTCTATTTGTAATCGGGTTTCTTAAAATGCACGGGTCTAAATCAAAGAAATTATTAAAAGTATCGATATAAGGTGCAACGAAATGCCCTAGAATGTTATCCCTTTCGTCATACCACCGAGAAAAAAGTCTCACTGTGCTATTGTCGTTTTCCACGGTATCATATGTGATACTACGTGCAACGGTCGCATAAAATTGTCTGCCCACCGGGTTCTGATTAAGCAGTGAACTTCGCACACTAGGGAATGTTGACTCATCACCATATATCTTGCCGTATGACAACTCTACCTCGTTGTCAATGAGTTGATATGATACCACTGTACGAGCAATAAATGGGTATTCTTCTACATTTAAAATCTCGTCTGGAGAATACTTAGACACCAGTCCTAGTCGGAAATCCGGTGCACCGGTATAGCCGTCGAGTGGGTGAATATAATCACCTTCCACGTCCACATTGCCAAAGCGTTTCGCCTCATACGACATACAGGAGTGCAAGTTCTGTGCCTCACGCAAAACACCATAATGCTCTGCATAATTGCGATCAGTAAAATACATATAGTATTTTGCCTGTATCGCTTTAATGTCATTCATCATACATTTAATGCGATACTGTAACCACGCTGAAGTGCACTGCTCAACATCAAAATTAATGTTGACACCTTTGTGGCTCTTTAACTGTTTAATCAGCCCTTCCACTACTGTGGTCATAGTCTTACTATGTTTCACATTACGAGACACTTCCACCTTAAACTCCGTTGGCGATTCTTCTCCCGTAAAACGGATTCTTAGTCTAACATGACCTCTAGACTTGTTAGCGTCTCCCGCTATGTAACACTGGATATTTGCGCTAAGATTTAATGCGCTCGTCAGTGAACGCACTGTGTTATAAATACTGTTAAATACAGTGTCTTGATAAGCCCCGTCAGATTCGTCTTCAGCAAATAATGGAAGGGGAGCACTCGTGCGCTTGTAAAATTCTGCTCGGTTAGCGTTACGAGTGTCATCTACTAATGATGCAGTGTGCGCCATAGAGGCTAACACCTCTTGTACCAATTCTTTATATCGTGCCACAGTTATGCTCCTTAGTTATTTGTTACAAGTTTTTCTTCTGTGTCAATACTGTATAATGCACAGACTTCTGCATAACTCGTGCCGTAATATTCCCAACACGCGTCTTCAAGGTCGTTTACATCTGTAATGCCCGCCTCTAAACAGATTCGCATAAAGTCTGGGTCTACCGAGAAGAGCAGTGCTAATGAATCCGGCACCGGTTCTCCTGTGACATTGCCTTTTACTGTAGTCGAATAACCAATCCGACTATCTGAATAATAGCCACTATAAGAAGAACCCCGATAACCACTTCCATGTCGATTGTAATACCCGTAGTCCCATGCGGGTGTACCAAAATCACCCGCCTCACGTTTAATCGGTGCCTTACTCCAGTCAACCGCTTTCAGTTTAACTGCTAACTCATCTAAGTAAGACAATGACACCTGCTCATTGGCGGAGTGTGCGTTAATATACCCGGCTGCAATGTTCACATTTTCAGGGATAATTTCCGCGAATGTCGCCACGTCCGTATATGACCCACGGTCAGACGGCTCATGCCCCATTCCTAATGAATCACACAACCACTGTGCAAATTCTTTACTCGCACACTCGCCAACACCTTGCTCATACACCAGGTCTGTTTTACCCTTGCGGTCAATCTCGACCGCCATCTTGTACTGTTTAAGATATGGTGTGTGGTGGGTCAACACGGTATTTGCACCGACACCGCCTACTTCTTCACCCGTGGTAAAACAATATCCACCAATAACCCCGCTAGTCATCAAGTGCAACATCACTGCAAGTCCTGCACCGTCATCTGCACCGAGGCACGCTACACCTGCATTGTCAGGTAATTTCTCATCAATGTAAGCCACATCTCCACGCAAGGAAACTTTCTTGCGAGTGGGTTGGGTAGCACTGCTCACTGCGGGCGGTGCGCCATGCCCGTAGCGGGTCTCTACATACCCGGTGTCTCTGTCTACCGTGTCATAGTGCGCCACAAATAATGTCTCACCTAACACGCCATCTTTAGACACATCAAATAAGTAATTAGCAAACCCTTTACCTTCACCGGAATAGACCACCTGTTGTGCCACGGTGTAACCGCGGTCGGTCAAGTACGTAACAACTTCTTTAAGTGCAGGCTCTAACCACTTCTCCACGAAATTAGCAATGCCTTGACTGCGATATTGTCTGCGATAACTCATAATCTGTAAGGCAAGATTAGACGGGGCAATTACATCTTTAGGCAATTTCCACCCTTTTTTTGCTGTCAATGATGGAGGGGTGTATGTACTCCCTGTCCAGGCTACTGCTCCTTGATTGCCTGTAGATGTTTGAGAACTTCCATAGTAGCTAGTAGTCGTCGCTCCTGTGTTTGCAGTAACATTTTTGTTGTCTGCTGTAGTGTGTCCAACAGATGTTGGTGCTCCGGCAGGAGTATTGGTATCAGCGAGTTTACCGCCCGCGCCAGTTGTTTTAGCAGTTTCGCCTCCTGGCGCTCCAACTCCTGCACCGGTGTTTGTAGTAGCGCTTGTTGTTGAATTAGTTGGATTAGTTGTTGTTTGTTCATGGTTGTCAGCTCCGTTTGTGATATTTTTCATGTGTTGTCTCCATCTAGAAAGGGTTGAAAGGGGTTTTTGTTTCATTAAGTTTTATTCCTAAATACTCTGCGGTGTCTCTTACTTTTTTAACTTGTGTGTAGTATTCTTGCAAAGTGTCGTTTATTTCTTTACTCAATTTGTCGTATCGTTTTTGTACTGCTTTACCTACAATAAGAATGTCTAATTGAGAGTCATCTGCACCATATTCTAGCGAGATATATCCGTTCAGTGTTTTACTCCACCGCCCGTTGCCACGCTCAACGAACGAGTTAGATAACACACACTGGTCGCTCCAGTATTCTTCTTCTGTCAACCATAAACTCTGTGCGGTGCGATAAATACCGTCCTTACGTGGTGCATCGCCCATACTCCCGCCAGGGTAGTTACCCGACACAAGGGTCAACACGGTAGCAATTTTATACACGCGCCCATACTCGTCCTTATAATCTTCATCACTAAGTTTAAAGTGCCGGCAAGTGCCATCAATGTAAGGCGTGATATATCGAGGAGTTTTAAAGCTCTCATTAATCCACGGGCGAGGCGATAAATAAGCGCGGAATGTCTGCCCACCTGCATGATGAGAACGCAAACTACGGCTAATTAAATTCACAGCATACTCTTTACCATAAGCACGGGAGTGGCACCACTCTCCATCCACCTGGTAAATAATCACCCGTGCGGAAAATCCATAGCTGTCTAACTTCTTCAGCTCCTCCGGAGAATATTCAGACAATAATCCCAACCACATAGACCCACCGGAATAACCGTCCACATTAGCCGTGAACATTGTATCTTCATCACCACGACCGCGGAGATTATGCACAGATGTCTGCACCCCTAGTGATGTGGCTAATGCCTTGTCACACGGGACATTATGTGTTTTAGTTGGCAGGTCTCCTGCACCTTTAGTCATGCACGAGGTAAGACTGCACACATCTGATAAGGTCGCATAGTGTTCTGCCACATATTTCTGCGTCTTGTAGAGATAATATTTCTTCTGCTTGTTCACCTGTGTTAGCGCATTTTTAAGCTCCGCCTCTGTAATAGTCATGCCACGCAATCTTGCTACAAGGCGAATAAAATTAGCCATTGTCAACGTATTATTTTTATTAATCTTATATTCTTTACGGAACGCTCTTGTGACAAGTTTAGCTAACTCATTTAATGAACCTGCTCTATCCCCGTCATCCCGACGATATTCATCATGGAGTCTATTGCACATAGATGATGTGCCAAGGTCTAACATCATATAGACATACTCATCATTGTAACCTGGCATTGTAATTGTCTTACCACTCCCACTCGGTGGAGTATATAATGTGCCACGAACATTATCCGCTCGTGCAATCTCCGCCAAAGACAACTGAACATTATCTCTATAACAATCCACTGCTTTGACAATAATGTGCTCCAGTGGGTCTTTGGTCTCTTCCGGCTCGATAATTTTAACAAGCTCAGGGGTGGTGTTCAGGGTAAACACTGACACTTCTTCACGGTTTAATCTCATTTTGCTTTTCTCCAGATAAACTAAGGGCGCATAAGAAAGCGCACCATACCAAGCAACCAACACTTAAACAAACACACAACACTTGATACAGCGCGCTTTACTATGCGCCCTACTGATTTTTATTTTTTAGGTTCTATTTTCTCTTTTTCCATCTCGGCAATGGTCTTGTCTAGATAATTATCCAGCTCAAGATTCAGGATTTTTACTGCCTTGTCCATCAGCTCAGACTGGCTCACCTTGTTATACACCTGCTCACCTACATACACTCCGCCTAGCATAGCTAGACCTTGTTTTGTCGGCAGTACTGCAGTGATGATAAACAGTGCAACAAATATCTTAAAGATTTTCTTACCAAGCCTGTCCGCCAACCAGTGCAAGTTCTTGTATCTGTTATACAAGTCTCTCTCACCCTCATAGTTGCGCTCATCATGGTATATTATCCATGCGCCACCTGCTACCATCAATGCAACGAACAGCCCCATCTTGATTACACCCAAGTTATACAACAGCTTGTCGTACACATCATAAACATACACAAATAAATACAACATCTTTAACTCCTTATCTGAAATATTCTAACACTCTCGCGCCATCTAGTACGCGCATTCCACGGGATTCATCATAGCGTGTGAAGTCAGACCGCACCCACTCATCAATATCTTCTGAATACATCATTTCATCTTCAGTATAATCTTCTCCTGTTACCGCGCAAGTGTGGCGCTCCTCCTTGTCCTCCCACATCATTGTGGCGGTGGCAACGCCTGTATACCAGTACCCGCAACGGTCCTTGTCGTTGTTGTGCTCGCGGTCACAGATCCGCATCATCCATGCAGTAATATTTGCCGGGCTATGTTGCTCGTTCACCGTGCATCTATATTCTACAGAATTTAAATACTGGTCTGACACATCATCTGCACCATCAACATAAGGTAAAACTTGCTGGCTATTATTGACATAGTAAGCGTAAATTGGCATTCCTAGTGGTGTGGCATACTCCACCTCATCAGAGAACATATCCCACCAGTTCCGCTCACCAGACCCATACCATCTCGCACACTTGCCGTCATAATAAAATCCTCTAGCAATAAATGGTGTCTTGTTGTGCGTCTTGTCAAAGACCTTCTCCGGTGGTAACAAACTCACCGCTAGCATTCTATTGTTCTCGTGCTCATACCCTCTAAACGGGTGCAACCATACGCGCTCACCTAAAAAATTAGTGCGCACATAGTTAAACTGTCTATATGCTTCCAATACAGAACTTTTAGTCATGCACGACGTGGTATTTGTCGCACTCGCGATTGTGCAAGCAACTTCTGGAAATCCATCTTTCAGGGCGTAGAGATAATACTTCTTATCCTGCAATTCAGTCAGAATATCCTTGAGGTTGCTCTCCTCCATTGAGGTGCGGTTTTTTAACAGTCCATGGTAAAGCCATTTTACTGCACCGGTGGCGGAAATCTTGCCTTCTGATGTCATGCCATACTTCTTAGGCTTTATTCCGCGCATATATTTATCTGCAAACTCCGTTGTGCGCGCATTCTCGTGCACGTACGCCGTGTCCGCCCCATATTCAATCGACAACAGTGGGTGGCTAATCACCCCACGGTTCTCAGTACCTTCTCGGCGGTAAACCTCAATTCTGCCCTCTTCCTTGCTGCCATACCATGCGCCTAGTAAAAATAAACCCGACTCCATGTTGTAAGATGTGTTTACAATATAGACAATCTTGTCACTCAGAGGTGTTTTATTCTCGACACTCTCCCCAAGATACTCCGCGGTGTATGTTGTTCTCAGTGGAATATCTTCACCGTCTAAATCCCCGAACGCTTTCCGGGCGAATGATAGGACACCCTCATGTCCATAACCGTAAGTTGTTGGCATTTTTAACTCCTTGTGTGTTGTGTTGTAAATATAATCATGCGCCCTGCAATGTTAATCACAAGGCGCATTGTTATATCTACTTAATGGGAGGCTATATAAGTAGATACACCGGATTATTCTTCGTCAAGACATGAGAAGAATTTCGTCTTCCCATAAATCACGGAGCCAATGAGGTTACCACCGTTGTCCAAGTGGCGCACCACTACTGCACCGTAGTCAGTGTTTTGTAGTTGCACGTAACCACCGGCATCAGTCGGGCGGGTAACAGATTGTGCTACGCCTGCGTCAAACGTCTGCTTAATATCACGCAACAATGTGTCGTTCTTACCCAGGGTAAATAGCAACGCATTGCGGGTGTCTTCATTCAAACATGAGCCTTCACGAATGTGGGCTGTCGCCACGATGTTTACTTTAGCCATAGTTGTTTCTCCTATTAGTTGGCTTATTATAAAAATGCCCTCTTGCATTATGCTCAAGGGCGGTTAGTTAATCTTTCAGAGGGTTGTCAACACTGATAACAATGTACTCCATCCCCTCATCTGGCGCATTGTGATTGTGCCACTGCAACCAGTCTTCTAGTGTGCCTAGTCTTACTAGCACTCTGCATAGAAGTGTCTCAGAATTTTATACTCCTGCCCACTTAATTTTGCCACGTTTCTGCGCAGTGCCGGTGCCATACCTGGCGCTTGCACGCCTACTAAAATTGCGGTCATATGTTCTCCTTATAAATAATATCTATAAAATTCTGTCGCGTCCAAGTGCGGATGATTTTTCCGTAACCACATACGGATTTTCATTATTGCTCTAATCCATGCCTCCGGTGCATGACCTTTATTTGCATTCTTGTAAGCAACAATCTTTCGATGAATGCGTCTATGAATCCCCCACGCCTTCTCAATGCGGTCGCATAGTGTGAGCCACTTATAACCCTCCTTGAATCCTTCATGTGCCTCTGCAAAGGTCTCATATGTGTGATGAACATCCTCCATCACATCCCCCTCAAGGTTGTACTCCACCGCCTGCACAAGATAATCAGTGCCCTTTACTGTATCAAAGCGTAGCAACAACTTTTCTTTTAGGCAGCACCGTTCACGTTTTAGCACTACGTAGCTCATATTATTCTCCTTACCGTTGAGGTACTTTCACCAGGATAAACTCTCTTCTCAGCTTGTCCATGATGTCGCTGGAAATCCGTTTATGCACAGTGTCCTCAGTGAATCCATCCACCCACGCCCATGCACTGCGCTCGTCCTTCATAATATATGACTGGCGATACCAGTCACCAACAGTATAGCGCTTACGTGCAACCACCAACATATTTAGCGGGTATTGTGGGTTGTTCGATTCTACTAATTCTGTGGTAACTGTAATACCACAGATGTCTAAAAGTTCTGCCTCAGTGTTAGCCACGCCTAGCGGGTGTCCGTCTCTTGTTAATACTGCAATCATTTTATGCTCTCCAAATTGTTAATCCTGGGATTTTCTTTCCTACCACACCACCATGCTCGCGCCATTCTTTCAGCGCTTTTCGCTTGTTATTGTGCTGGGTGCGCCACGTGTCAGCGAACGCCAAGCCCTCGTGCATGATATACCATTTACGCATTGTTATTCTCCTGGTATGGTGCACCGGTCACAATATAGTGATGTTTCCACCCGTAAATAGAGTGTGGGTTACCGCCTTTCTTCAGTTCGGGCAGGTGCGCCACGTTACTTGTGGCATTGTGTTTTAACTCATAGAACTTATCTTCTGTAATCTTCTTACCATCTACAAAGAACACTGGCTTGCGGTTCTTGTCATGGTCTGCGGTCAATGTCATTGTTGCCATATTATTCCCCTTATACCGGCTCCAACACCGGTAAATATCCCTTGCCCTCTTCTCCAGGCAAGGTGTAGTAATTGTTGTACGCCTGCATAGTATTCCACCATTCCCGTAGCTCTTCATAGCTGTCAAAGTGCACGTCTAATTCTTGCACTGTGGTCGGGCGTTGTGACTTAAATGCACCGTAAAATATTGACCCGTCCTGGCGTGTCGCACGGTATGCGTTCGCCATGAATTCCCCGTGCATAACCGACTGCCCTAGAATCTCCAGGCGGAGGTCTTCCACCTGCAGTGTTGTTAGTCGTGGCATAAGTCTTCTCCTTATAACCACCCGATAACAAGGCAGTATACAAACAAATATACCGCGCCTGATAAAGTAAGAAGAATTGCTAACATTGCTAGAATCTCCTTAATAAGGCTCGCAATCTGGTACTTTTTCCACTCCCCTTTTGTGATTGCTCCACGGGGTTCACTGAAATATTTTAAGCATTTCATGTTGGTGCTCCTTGTTGTGTGTGTTGATATAATCATGCGCCCTATAATTTTTGAGATTATAAGACGCATTGTTATATCTTCTGCATGGGTATAGTCGCGCCTATTTTTTCAGCGTGCTACCCCATGCCTGGGTGTCTTTCGCAATCCGGTCGCTGGCATACGCCTTTCCCGTGTCATGGGTACTCGGTTAGTGTGCTCGTTTTAAGTGTGATGCAGGGTTACAATGTAGCGACTTCGCAGGTTCATAGCCTGTTTCTGCCCACACTAAAGGGCGGTTAATCCTTCTTTCAGGGTAGTCTTACGCCTAGGTTACTTTGCAGTTCTGCTTCACCGTCGCGGGCGTAGTTTCGCCTTTTAATTCCTACTTGCTCATGAGTTTTCGGTATATTTGCAATGCTTACTTTACTCTTCAGCTTCAGCATTCACAAGATACACTTATCCCACGAGTTTTCGACCGCTATTTCCCGATTATTAAAGAACATTCCACAGATTAATGCCGTGGCATTGGGAAGGTGTCTACCCTTTCCCTTACTTTCTGAGCTTATTATAACACTTTATTTTATAACTTGTCAACATTTATTTTTAATTTTTTTGAAATTTTTTCTAGTTTTATTTGCTAGATTGATTCCAAAAATGTGTGCAAAATAAGCGCAACATTGGCAAGGTATGGATAAAGTATTATATTTTTAAAGAACAGATACTAGCATGAGGCGCATTGCCTAGCTCATGTTGCATATTATCGGCTTTTTTCTTTTTGTTGTCAAGCGATTTTTTAAAAATTTTTAAATTATTTTTAAACTCTTATTTATCTCATGATTTTACGGTTAGGCGGTTAAGCTGTGCCGGGCGCGCGTGTTAGGCGTGCAAAGAGAAAAGCCAATTTCTAAAGAACACTACAAGGCGTGCCTTGCTATATGTTGGCATTATAGCATAGTGGGAAGGCTTGTCAAGTGTTATCGTAAAAATTTTTAAATTATTTTTTAACTTGTGAATCATGTTTTGATTGTTGCAAAAATTAGAAAGTCTTGCCTTTTGTTTTGACTTATCTCAGAAAATAACTATCCTAATTAAGTCGAAACGCAGGCAGGGTATATTTTCCCCAAGTGAAACAATAATGAATTCATGCATTTACAAGCGGAAAATGTAACAGAAAATTACAATATGCCCTTATAAATTCCTATCGCTATAAATTGACATATATAACACCGCTCAAATTTTGAACAATTCTCAATATAAAGCCAACTTGACAAGCGCACACGCCACAACAAAAAAGCGCAAATTATTTTAATTTTTAACTTGATTTTTTAGCTTCATTTTTCGCATTTTTCACATTTTCGACTATATAAAAGCGTAATTTATTTTAATTTTTAACTTGACAAGCGCAAAATACTCAGACTAGCAAAAATTTTAGAAAATAAAAAAATCTTATTAGACAAGCCAAAAACAGAATGGCATGTGTCACGGGCGGTAAGCGCCAATGCTTAACCATGCCAATGCGTAACCGTGACAATTTTGACTAATGATAGTATAACGGCAAGGCAAGCTATAAGTTAGATATTATTTCGATTCTTTATTGGCGCATGATTAGGCGGTTAAACTTTGCACAGGCGCTCAGCCTTTGAGAATTTTCGCGAGTGAAAAGATAAAAAGATACGCCCCCTATGGGGCTTCGGGGTTTCGCGGGCGGGGGGTGTTGCTATCAAAAGGGGTAGCCCATAGAGAGCGAGACCCCCTAGCAGCGACACAAACTCACTCTCCCCCTCCCCCACCATGCCACAACCCTACCATCTCCCAAAAACAAACCCCTTGCCAACTCCCCCACCCCCTGCTATTATATCTCCACCTAAAAATTCACTGGTTTCATATCTTCTCCTGCCCCTACCTAGCCAGTAGGGGTATTTTTTATCCCCTTGACATCGCAACAGTTGACACTGCCCCATCACCCTTGCTAATATTCCCCTGCAACAACGAGTTGTTGTTTTTCAGAATCCTTGTATAAGTGTTGACCAAAGCCCTGCCTAACCAGTAGGGCTTTTTATCTTGCAACTACCCAACACCCCTGCTACACTACTCACTCAACAATCAAGGAGAACACTATGTCTAACAAATTCACCGAACAAGACGTGGCACAACTTGTGCAACTATGGAATGCCAACCTCACCGCCCGCGACATCGCAGCACAAATGGAACGCCCATTCCACAACATCCGAAATAAAATTAAATCCCTGCAACGACAAGGCGTTATTTCCCCCCGTAGCAAAACAAATGCTGTTGATGACACCTTTATCTCTATAACTGCAGGCACATATCAACTGCCAATAGAACTTGTGGAATACTTCACCACATTGTTCTCCGGCGGGCAGGAGCGCGTCATTGCCGGCACCCAGCAGTGCTGCGAGGCATATCAGGCACAAGGTGGCTATTGCTACTATTTAAGAGGGCAGGTGAAGCTCACAACAGACAATTCACCGTCAGGTGTTGTGCCAATGCAAGGACCGGGTGGCGGGCTAATTTTAGTCTGTAATGCGATTGCAGGGACACGCAAGACAATGAGTCACGAGGGATTTATTGCACTGTGTAAAGTCATTGCACAGAATTTCCCGGTGTAGTATAATAAGAGTACACATTCAGCCAGGATGTGTGGTTCCTTAGGTTACTTTATTGATTTGCCAATAATCAATTCGTGCTGAACCCTGTTTTTGTGCCGCAAGGCTCGTTACAGTCGTTCAGCATATTTTTCGCCTCCGGTTTGCCACTTTGCACCGGTGCTACGCTTACCCCACTCTGGCAAGGGGTAGGTTGCGCACAATAACAGAGGCAGAAGTCCTCGGAGTTCCCCACTTGCTGCGGAGCCGGATTTTCTTTTGCTTGAATGACGGCACGGGCACCTTTCTTACAGTTCACGACTAGGCTATCTTTGTCGACAGTGATATACTCAAGATAGCAGTTTTCTAAGATAGCCTCTTTGACTTCGCTGTTTGGATTGCGATAGAAGGGAGGACAGCACTTCAAGAAGCGGCAGTTTTTAAAGATAGACCCTTTTTTAAACTTACACGAGGCGTAGAACGTGCAGTTTTCAAACTCGCAGTATTCCGGGAATTGCGTGCCTGGATTAAATGTTTTGCCTTTGTGTACTTGTTGAAATGCCATAGGAGTAACCACAGATGGAGAGAGAAAAAACATATACGGAGGAGCTGGTGTATGGGATGTATAAGCACATCCACATTGCCGAGTTTGTCCGAGATTTAATTTTATATGGTGCGGCGCGCGTCGTCGAGGTTTGTGATAACCACAAGGTGAGTGCTAAAGAGTTCCAGGAGATTGTGGAGCTGCCCTCATTTAAAAAAGAGATGCGGGAGATTCGTGCGCTGGTGGAGGCGTCGCCCAACGCGCTGATTCAGTTAAAGGCGCGGATGGTGGCGGAGGAGGCGCTTGACAGCCTGCACGACATCGTTAAACGAGGGGAGCGCGACAACGAGCGGATTAATGCTGCTAAACTGGTATTCCAGGTAGCAGGTGTAATGGACACCGGGCGTCAGAGTTCAGGTGAGGAGGGTGGCAAGCCACAGGCGAGCGGGTTGGTGTTAAATGTCAACTTGGGAGCAGGTGGCTCACTTATTCCACCACTGCCGACAGGGGAGCAGAGACCCCTGCGTCGGGTGTCAGCAATTTCACGAGCGGTAGAGGTAGAGAATGTCAAGTGATGAGCAGTTAGTACGCAGTGCAGTGAGAGGCACATCAGCTCCGTCAGAAGCGGACGAGGGACTGTATGCTGCAGAGATGGGGGAGAATTACGCGCCGATTGATGCTTCTCAACCGCAGTGGGGGGAGAATGACATCGGGTTTAACTTTTATATGTACCCGACATTGCACAAGATGGCGCTGGACGAGGCGCGCGTGAAATTCTGTATTGGACCTGCAGGGTGTCTGCCGGCGGAGACCGAGGTGCTCACCCGCGACGGCTGGGTCAGTATCGCAGAGCAGGTCGGCGAGATTATGGTGTACGACCCCAAGACCGGTGAGAGTCGGTTTGAGGAGGCGGAGCCTGTGATGTATGCGTGCCCTGAAGGATTTCATCGGTTTTATAATTCGCACACGCTGGACATGGTGGTCAGTGATGAGCACAAGGTGTGGTACAGAGCTGCGGGTAAGCCCGACAGCTGGGCGGTGACGACAGGGGCGCAGTTAGCCGAGGGGCATAAAAAGAACCATAAGCGCTGGGCAGCAGTCCCGACAGTATATAAATATGTGGGAGGCAGTGATTATCCACTGACAGATGACCAGCTACGGTTGATGGTGGCAGCACTGACACACGGACGACGACCACTGGGGCAGAAGGAGATGCGTGTGACGGTGTTGCGCAAGGAGCGCCGGGACAGAATGCGGGAATTGCTGGGACGCGCGGGCGTGGAGTATTCCGAGGTGCGCTCACGGGATAACTTGAGTAAGTATATATTTGAGTTTATAGCCCCTGACCCGATGTTAGACATGAGCCCGCTATTTGGGGCGAGCGCTCGTCAGATGGCGGTGATTGCCAGCGAGAGTGAGCACTGGCGGACGACAACTAACGCCCGTGGTCGACATTATACAACGACGAGTAAAGTGAACGCCAACTTGGTGCAGCACGCCTATGTAAGCCAGGGTATTTCTGCGCACATTCGTAGTATTACGCCAGCGCGCAAGTATGCCGGCAAGCGGTATATGGTGGTGGTTAAAAAGACGGATAAGTCGCAGTATGTGAATACAAGATTTGCACATTATAAGAAGGTGCAGAGTACGGACGGTAAGAAATACTGTTATACAACATCGACGGGGATGTTCGTCGTAAGACATAATGACAGAATATATTGCACCGGTAACTCCGGTAAGACATCCGGTATTATATGGATGCTATTGTTGCAGGCGATAATGCAGGAGCCGGCGCCCGACGGGGTGAGATATTCCCGTGCAGTGGTGGCGCGGAACACTAACTCTATGTTGCGCTCGACAACTATACCGTCGTTTAAGACAATGGTGGGTAATTTAATGACATTCCGCACGGGGAGTTTCCCTATGATGGCGCACGCCCGGTTCGAGTTAAATGACGGCACGCGCGTCCACTTTGACGTGGAGTTTTTATCGTTCGACGATGAGAAATCGCAGAATAAGTTGTTGGGGTGTGAGCCGACATTTGGGTTTATCGATGAGCTGTCAGAGTTCCCGGAATCGCTTGTATTTGCTATTGACCGACGCCTGGGGCGGTACCCGTCAGGACGGTTTGGTAAGGCGTCATGGGTGGGCTTGTTAGGTGCGACAAACGGTCCGCTTAAAAACCACTGGTTGTACAGTTGGTACTTAGGGGACAAGGACAAGAAGTTCTCCGAGATGTCGGAGCAGATGAACCGCCCATATTTTAAATTATTCAGACAACCACCGGCATTGCTTAGACAGCCGGACGGCACTTGGCACGCTAACCCGATGGCAGAGAATATTGAGAACTTGCCGGGCGGGTATAATTACTACTACGCCCAGTTGGGTGCAGAAGAGCAGAAAATTAAGGCTTATGTCGAAGGTGAGTTTGCGGACTTGGTGACCGGCAAGGTGGTATTCCCTGAGTTTAACGAGGCACGCCACGTCATCGAGAGTTTTACACCACCGGGTGGTGCACCACTTTATTTATCCTTCGACTTTGGTCGTACGCCGGTGACACTGGTCGGGACAATGACTGCAGGTGGTCGCCTCATTATTATAGATGAGGTGATGGGCGAGGATATGTCTATTGAGACATTGGTGGTAGAGCACGTGCGCCCGGTACTGCGCAGTCGGTATAACAGCAACTTGGTGGAGGGAGCGTGGGGTGACCCGGCAGGTCTTGTGCAGGCACAGTCGGTAGATGTGTCTCCGTATGACGTGCTACTTAGCCACGGTATTCCGGTGGAGAGTCCGGGGACAAATAAAATGCAGCCACGGATAGAGGCAGTAAAACAGCGCCTGACTAAGTTGGACGGCACAGGTCAGCCACTACTGCAGATTACAAAAAATTGCAAATTCTTAATCGAGGCTTTAAAATACAATTACATATATGAGAGCGTCAGAGGTAAGAATGACGTGGTTCGGGACACTCCGACTAAGTCTCACCAAGGGTGGACATCAGACTTAGCTGATGCACTACAGTATATGGTGCTGGGGGTGAACATGATGAGTCGATTCTCACGTAATAATCGTCCACGTAGTTCTCGTAGACATACAAGATATATTTAATAAGGAGTGTAAAATGCCTTGTCAAGGTAAAAAGCCACCACACGGTTGCCCTATTGGCGGTAACAGTGGTAAGACCCCAACACATAAATAAGGGGTAGCAGGTGGGCAAGAAGCACGACAAACTAGTTGAAGAGCTTGGGCAGTATGTCCGAGAGCGATTTGAGTTAGCGAAAAACACGAAGCGAGAACAGCACGACATATTACTTGACTGTTTGAGACAAGTTCGTGGGGAGTTGCTCGCCTGCGAGTCTTTAGACCCGGAAATTGATGTTAATTTTAATATCACTTCACCTATTGTGAAGGGTATTGTAGGGTTAATTAGAGATGTATTTTCTAACTCTATAGAGACTCCGTTTGTAATTAAAGCAACACCGCAGGCAGATTTAGACGAGACACAGACTAAAAATGTACTACAAGCGGTGATGGCACAGCTCCAGCAGATGCCGATGATGACATCGGATATGTTAGAGCAGGCGGCAGCTGAGCAAGGGCAGATGTTGAAGAATGCAGCAATGCAGGAACAACAGAAGTTGGCAGCAGTTGCAGCCGATAAAATGAATACACTGATTCAGGACAGACTGCACGACGCAGATTGGCTACGACAATTTGGTGATTTTATTTATAATTTTGTTGTCTATCCGGCAGCAATTATGAAGACACCGGCAGTCATAGTTAAGCCGTGGAAGCGTTGGAACGGACAGCGTATGGTGGTGGAGCGCAAGCTCATTCGTGGTGTAGAAAATATTTCTCCATTTGACTTCTACCCAGCCCCTAACGCACAGTCCGTACAAGACGCAGAGTACGTGATTGAAGTTCGTAGATGTTCTCGTTCTGAATTGGTGGGGTACTACTCTGCACCAGGCTTCGACGGGGCAGGCATTAAAGATGTTCTCACGACATACCCGACCGGTTGGTTGGAGGAGCGTGAGGATGGTAAAGAGCACAACCCAGAAGTCGATACAGACAAATATTCGATTGGTCTAGAAGATGACGCGCAGGGATTTTACGACTGCGTTGGATTCTATGGTGCTATTCGAGGCGAGCTCTTGGAGGAGTTTGGTGTAGAAGTAGGCTCTCCTGACGCGACCTATGAGGCTGAGATTTGGACTGTTAATGACATTGTTATTAAGGCAGTATTAAACCCAGACCCAGCAGGACAGCGTCCATTCTATGTAGCGTCATTTGAACCTATTCCAGGCGCATTTTGGGGCGAGTGCCCAGTGACCCGTTTACGAGATGTACAACGTGTTTGCACGGCTACTATTGTGGCTATGGTGAGAAACATGGGATTGGCATCCGGGGTGCTTGGAGAAGTAGAGTCAGACCGTGTTATCGATGACGAAGATGTAAATGTCATTGTTCCTAATACACTGCGAGAAGTTAAATCTGTCATGGGAATGCAGGGCAGAGCATATAATTTCTATACAGTGCCAGATATTTCCCACCAGCTGTTGAATGTGTTTGAACGCTTTATGCAATACGGGTATGAGACTATTGGTATTCCACGTGTAGCGTTTGGTTCTACCGAGAATATTGGTACGCTTGGAAGAACATCTGGTGGTGTTGCAATGGTGCTTAACCAGGCAAGTAAGTCTGTTAAGTTTGCATTGCGTGTGTTAGAAGAGAATATCATTGAGCCGGTAGTACAGTCATATATTGACTACGAGTTAATGTATTCAATGGACGAGACTATTAAAGGCGATATTCGCGTACACGCGCGAGGTGTAAGTGGAATTGTAGAGAAAGAATCGCAAGAGTCTAAACTACAGTGGGCACTTCAATCGTTGAGCGCTTATACGACAGTGGTAGACCAGACAACAGGACAACCGATTGTTCCACCTGCAGCAATCCAAAGACTGTTGTATCAGATTTTCAAGATAAGCGGTATTAGCACCGAGGGTATATTCCCAGATTTTGACCTGCAGTCTGCTGTGACACAAGACATCCAAAGTTTGAACCCGTTATATCAAGGTGGTACTATTGACGGTCGGAATGCTAGTGCAGGACAAGCTATAGCAGCCCAGAACAGTTTAACACCTAATTCAACAATGGGAGGTATGTAGTGAGTTGTTATCAGCTTCACTTCGACGTTGCTATTGTGGATTCACAATCGGTGGAAACTGAGCCGCAATCTATTACCCTACTGAAGACCTCTGTAGTGCATATTATTCATGAAGACCCATGTGGTGCGCCTATCGATGTGTGTGTTCAGAGAGTTGTGAAGTGTCAGCACGGCTGTGCAATTAACACCTTTTTGCATGATTTTCCGATTGATGCTTGCGACCCGATTCTTCCACCAGGGGAATATATGATTAGCACTGGCGAGAAGATGACAATGACACCTTCAGGTGTTGTAGGTGTTGATGTTATTTTTGAGGAAGTTTCAGCTGAATATGTGCAAGCCATCATCGCTAATAAAGTAGGAGGATGTTAAGAATGGCGAAGACAAAAGTGTCTCAACAAGAGGCGGGGGCGATTAGACGTTTTCGTTCATCTGCAGATGCCGCCCACATTAAGAACGTATTGCTCCGTGAACTGCACTTGTCTAGAGATGTATACGAGGATAATGTTGCAGACGAAGCAAATAGAGTAACTGTAAATGCAGTTAAACTTGTGCTACGAGTATTGTTTGATGATGAACTGGAGCGTAATGATGAGTAAGAAAGAATCCGCTATTTCCTACTTAGAACTAGGGCAGAAATTAGTTGCCACTATGCTAAGAGGTACAACAGAGTCATCATTCACATTAATGCGTGGGGTACCAGCAAATGATGACAAACGCATTGAAGAGTATCTATGGACAGAAGTAATTAAGGATGGAAAACCTGTACAGCTTACATTAGCTAAAGATAACCCATTAGAGATTACACTGCCAGGGGTATATAAATTCAGAAACGATGGTTTTGATGATGAGCAAGCGCTTATTGATATGACCGTCTATAAACGAGCAGAGTAGAGGTGAACATGGCTAGTCAAGTAAAAATTGATGAAATTGTTCGCTTTATGAAAGCCAACCCGATGTTCAAGCAACTTCAAGCATATATTGCGGAGGAGCTAGAACGAAATCGAGACTTATACGAGAACAGTGAAGCAAGTGAGTTTCTACGTGGTCGAGTATCAGTTCTCAAACAACTAAAACATGATCTGGAGAAATAGAGCATGGCAGACTTCGACCAATTACAAAACGAATTTGACCAGTTTTTAGAGCAGACTGTGAATCCCCAAACACAACCTGCTCAACCGAATGTACCACCACAGGAGCAACCTCCTATGGCTGGCACAGAAAACCCAGACGATGATATTAATCAGTATTTAGGTGGAGACGATGAAGTACCACCTGCTGAGTCATCAACTGGGGCACAACCGGGTACCCAGCCAAATAGCAACCAGCCTCCAGCTCAACAAACTGAGGCAGAGCGTATTTTAGCATTAGAGCGAGAGTTAGCAGCTTCTCGTGCTAAGGCTGAGATTTACGAAAATGCTATTAAGGCAGGGTATTCGCAACCTGCATCGCAGCCGAACCAGGAGCCCCCTGCTCCGACTACATTGTACACGGACGAGGAACTCACGGTTGACGATAGATATGAAGCCGACTATGGGGACGTAAACCCATATATTCAGAGTATTGCTCGCAAGGTAGCAAATGATTTGTATAAACGAACTGTGGTACCTCTTAAAGAGGAACTAGGACGCGTAACAAGTCAGTTGAACGAACAACGTGGTGTGAATGAACAGAATCAGAGATTCTCGTTCGAGACACAGTTGCGCAGAGCAGTCCCTGACTTAGATGAGATTGCGTTCTCTAATGAATGGCAAAGTTATCTAAAACAACCAGCTCCATATACCGGCGGTACTGCTACTATTGCACACGTAGTACAAAGCGGTATACAATCCGGCAATATGAAGCAAGTGGTGGAAGTGATTGAAGACTTTAAGAGCAAACGTTCGCAAAGTCAGCCACAATCTCAGCAGATGGCACCGGGTAGAGCACAAACAACCCAGCCACCTACTGCACCACGTGGAGCAAAAGTGCTCAGAATGTCGGACTTCGAGCGAGCTACCGCTAACTTCCAGGCTGGTAAACTTTCTTGGGATAAGTACCAACGCATCTCAGAAGAGTTTAACAACGCTATGTTAGAGGGTAGAGTTAATACAAACCGATAACGTAGGAGTTATTAAATGCAAAACATTCCGGGTGGCGTTTTACCGTCAGCAAGTGGTTACCAAGTGTATAATGCACTTAACACCCCGATTTACGCGAAAACGTTCTTAGCTCGCTTCTACGCTGATTCTATCGCGGGGGCGATTACATCACAGGATGTTATCCCGTCTGAGTTGAAACAGTGTGGCGACCAAGTTACGTTCCGTGTAGCCCCAGTAGGTGAAATTTTTGACTATGTGAACAACCAAGATTTGGAAGTTTCTAGTCTTAACACTGAATTGAAAACCATGGTAGTTAAGCGTGGTAAATACTGGAACTTGAAACTTTCTTATGTAGATGAGAAACGTACTTGTAACATCAAAGAGTATGTTAACGAGTTCATGGATAACAGTACATTGTTACTACGCCAACACATTGACCGTGAAATCTTGACCGAAGTGCCATTACTTGCAGACCCATATAACAAGGGTATCAAAGCAGGTATTAAATCGGGCGCATACAACTTAGGTCAATTAGGTCAGCCGGTAGCATTGAACAAAGACACTATCTTGACTAAGTTATCTCACTTATCAACAGTGTTAGATGAACAGAATGTACCAGAAAAAGGTCGTTATGTGGTGCTTCCGACAATGGCAAAAACCTTGTTCTACACAAACCCATTGTTGAACAATGCCAATGCAGCTGGTACAGGTAAAGCAATCTTATTGAGCCAACAATTCTTAGATATTGCTGGATTCAAGGTTTACTTCACCAACAATATGCCAATGTATTTTGACCCACGAGTTGGTAAACAAACATTCTTGATTTTAGCGGGCTTTAAAGACGCTGTAGGGTTTATCACCCAGTTAACCAATCAAGAAGTGATTGATAAAGACCCTCGTTCCTTCGATAAATACTGGCGTGGTTTGACAATCTATGACTTTGACGTGTTGACACCTGAGAAATTAGCTGTGTTGTACGCGACTATCGAAATCGAGTAAGGAGTAGACAATGGCTAAGTACAATATTTATTTCGGTGGTAACAAACGCAATGTAGCGGCACATGGTGATGCGATGTGGGATGCTGGGCTAGACCCAGCTGACCAGCACGTAGAATATGCTGCCCACTTGAAGACCCGCCATAAGACTATGCAGTTCTATTATGACGATGGTCATGAACATATGCGTATGTGGTATCGTCAGAAAGGTCTTGGCGTGTTACCGGTGGGTGATGAGTTAGGTGTTATTCTGTTAGCTGCAGGTTCATTCGTGAACAACATTGTTTTCCATAACAAGAAAGCACTACCAGAAGGCAAATTAACCGTTATCTTGAACGGGGTAGCAGGTGATGCACCGACTAACTTGGCAGCATTAGCAGCTAAAGTTCAGACGGCAAAAGACGCATTAGCAGCTGCGCAAGCACAAGCTAATACAGACCCTACTAACACTGCATTCAAATCTGCAGTTACTACAGCTAAGAAAGCCTTGGCAGATGCAGAAAAAGCATTAGCTGATGCAAATAGCAAAGAAGTAGAGACTTTCGATGTGGATTTAACACAAGAAGGTTACACTGTATTGCGTTCAACTGAGTTCTTACAATCTAACGGTGATATTACTGTTAAGATTAAGGAAGGCTCGTTGTCAGGTGCTTGTTTCACAGTGTCTGCTTCGGTAGAAAATCATAACGACCAACACGGTTGTTCATGCTACCAAGCTCCTTGTGAGACAGTGTACCCAGACCCAATGTGTACACGTTTGCCGGCGTAAGCCTGTGAAGAGGGCAGGGCTAGACCCTGCCTTTTTATTAACTAAAAGAGACAACTAATATGCAATTAAATAGAAGACCAATCGCTTTCGTAGATGAATCTGGATATGTGGTTCCAAACCCAACATTCAGTTCAGAATCCATTAAACACCTAAAAGGTCGTTTTATCTACGACGCAGAAGAATTTGACAGAGCTGTTGATGAGATGAATCGCAAGCAAGAAGAGCGACGTCGATTAGCAGATAAACATTATGGGGCAGACGCTGTTCGCATACCAGCCTCATATGAAGATGTAAACAATGTAATTACAGAGATGGATGGTACAAGAGAAACCGTACCGTCTTTCACAGCAGCACCAAACCGCACGAAGAAGACTGCAGGTAAATCACATCGAGTGGTAGCGCCTAATGAGGCAGAATTGCCAGCTTCATTACACGAAGCACCACGTGGTATGAATCTTACAGAGGAAGAGCTACAAGAGACCAAAGGTATTGATGTAGACGGTGCATTGAACGCCATGTTTGGGAATAAAAAATGACAATAACAGCAAGAACTCTTATTGAGGATGTCGCTAGATATTTATCCGATTTTGACGAGGATGAGTCCTATGTGCATTGGTCACAAGAGGACTTGCTGTCTTATTTCAAGTTAGCTGTAGGAATTGTGTCGATTACAAAAAGAGACAAGTTCACACGGAGAACGGAAATAAACTTAGTTGAGGGGGCATTACAAGATGTCCCATCTAACTGTGAATCGGATATAAAGGTGCTCGGCATTGCAGACGAGAACGGGGTTGTTACTAAGATAGCGAGACAAGCTAAGTTATCAAAATTCCCATCTCTCGGTCGCCCTGTTTGTAAGGGCAAGGTTAAAGCCGGAACACCATATAAACTTAATAGTTATGAATACAGCGAGGAGAATCCTCGTCAGATTATCGTCGACCCGCCAGTCCCACCTGGGGTTGAAGCTACGTTGGTTATCACGTGCTACATTCCACCAGATATAACCAGCATTGACAGTGCAATCGATTTAGGGGCAGATGTAGAAGCAGCAGTATTTGAATTGATGCTTTACTATGCGTGGGGGGTAGATATTGAAGATAACGCAAACCGCGAACGTAGCGACAGTCATTGGAACAAAGCTGTTCAGTTATTACAGTTATCAAGCGGAGCACAAGCACTCGCACGGCAGGTTAGATAATGAAGACAATCGAAGATTTTGAACCGTTTGTACTTGCATATGCACCATATATTCCACAAGAAATCGTACAACACGCCATACGCGAAACTATTGTGGAATTTATGCGAGAGTCTAAGTGTGCGAAAGATACAATGAATATAGAGACACAAGAGAAGGTGTCTGACTATATGATGGAAGTGCCAGACTGCAGACGAATAGTCAAAGTCACAGCTGTCCAAGAAAGTCCGTTACACTGCAGTGGCAGAGAGAACTGGAGAGTGTTATATAACGGTGAGGATAGAGATTACACAGTCGAATTACGGCTAGGTGAGCACCCTATAATCGTATTAAATAACGCCCCTCGTAAACCAACAAAACTAAGAGTGGAATACGTGTGGGCAATAGGAAGAGACGATTGTGACGTCCCTGATTTTATCTATGATGATTATATGCAAGCGGTAGTAAACGGAACACTTGTTCGGTTAGCTATGTTGCCGGAGCAAGAGCAACTTGCGAGACAAATCACGGTATATCAGGCGAACTGGTTTAACGCACTGCAACAAGCTAAAATTGATAAAACAGGCGGAAGAGCTCGTAAGATGGTAGGCGCTCCTATTCTAGGCTCACGAAGAAGAGGTTATTTATGGCGATAGTATTTGGCGATGCACCAGAATCAAGATGTTGCAGAAACAAATGTCTTCCTACAGCTCCAGAGTATGAGGAAGTATGTTGTGACCCATGCGACCCGTGTGAGGAGAAGAAATGTTCTCCGACTACCTGTGCGTCTAATACAATAAAGATTCAACCTGCAGAAGTTGAACGTTGTTTTTCCCTCCGCCAAATGGGGTGTAACGGTAGACCTATTCCGGCAATTAGAACGTGTCTTAGAATGGATATTAGACGCAAAGGATTTTGCCGAGTTTTACTTAAAATCACTCCTTATAAAGTAAACCAAGACAATGGAGTATGCTTTGTATGGGGGGACGGATTTAAGACGCTTCCGAAAGGTTACTACGAGGGAGATATATATGTAAATGACGAGTGTTGCACACACGTATTGTTATATATCCCTGGATGCCAGACCATTGTAGCTGGTAGCGAACCAGTGTACGAAGAAGGGTGTGGTGGCATAGAATATAATACAGGCTGTTGCTCAGTTCCTCAGTATGATGAGGAAATAGAACAACCAGTCGGTGAATGTAACACGGGGTGCGACAGATGTTAAATACAAGCGTATGGGGTAGATGTACAAAATTAGCTAAAGCTATATCTTCCACAGATACACAGATTACACTGCCAGTCGGAGACGGCACTAAGTTTAAGATTAATAGTGACGAGCACTTCTATTTAACCTTGCGGAATGGTGGGGTTATGGAGGTCGTTAAAGTTGTAGCAAGAGCAGGAGATGTACTTACTGTTGAGCGTGCGCAAGACAACACCACTGCTCAGACATTCGGTAGAGATAGTTGCGCGTGTGTGGAATGGAATCCACAACAACTTTGCGAATTTGTTAAATCTTGTGCTGGCGGATGTACAAATATAACACCGCAGACATTTGTAGTAACGTGCGGAACATCTGTAACTGTGAACGAATGTGGCAATATCACAGCAATTAACGGGAGTGAGAAATGCTAGAATATTTGGATGGGTTTAAAACAAAATTAGTTGGCAACCTACAAACAACTTCCGACATTATCGCACTACCAATGGCGTGGGCAAAAAAGCTAGATGAGCTGGTAGAAGGTAATCATGTCTATTTGACTATTAAGTACCTAGACAGATATGAGGTAGTTAAATATACGAAGGACAGCAAGATTAAGAATGGTATGGTGCCGGTTGAGCGCGATGTTCTAGGTAAAGGGCGGAAGAATTTCCCGTGTGGCAGTTGTGTGGTCATCGACTGGAACTCCGTGCAACTAAGAGAGTTCATTTGCGCTACTAAGTGTCAGGAGTAACAATGACTAACTGTGTATTAGGACTAGTCCCGCTCTCATGTGACAGAACAGGTGTAGGGTTTACAGCAAAACCATTAGATAGCGAGAGCAATCGATTACACCTTGTTAAAGGGCATACAAAGCATTTCCCAAACCTAGAAGGCGGGCAGTATTTTTATGTTCGCATAAAGGGTTGTGAAGGTTGCTGTGAGGTGGCTAAGGTTACCGGCATAGAGGAAGATGTACTTATTCTTGACCGCATTATGGGTAGCAAGTGTACCTGTATCACATCAAACACAATGGTGTCCTACGTTTGGGATGACATAAGAGTTGTTACAGATATTGCCAAATCAATCGGCATTAATGTAGAGTCTCCACTTAGATATGATGCTTGTACGAGAACACTATCTGTAGATTGCAAAGCATTATTCACTGCAGACTGCGGTGGTTGCGGATGCGGGGAAGGAGCACAACCTACCCTTCTTACAGGTGAGCAACCTGCAGGTGGACTTCGAGGCGAGCCAGGTGATAAAGGAGACCAAGGTGTTGGCGTGTCCTCATTTACCATATCACCTAGCGGTCAGCTGATGTATACGCTGACAGACGGGACAACACGTTCTGCAGGTGTATTGCCAGTAGCTAAAGGTGTTAGAGGAGAACCCGGACCGCCAGGCGCGCAAGGAGCACCAGGTGCGAAAGGTGACAAAGGCGAAACCATCACCGCCATTACCGCAGAGCCAGGGGTTTTCAAAGTTGTGATGTCAGACAATCAGATTATCACGGTTGACGCTACAGCCATGAAAGGTGAAAAAGGTGACAAAGGCGACCAAGGGGATAAGGGAGACACAGGACCTGCTGGATATTCATTTCAGTATGTAGAAACAGCAACAGATGCCTATGTATTCGGGTACCCTGGAGTTACATTCAATATTCAGTCACCAGCAATGCCTGGTGTTACACTAGGACCTTACACAACAGGTGATGATGGAGTAGTTATGATTCCTAAACCACCGGTGTCTGGCAGTGGATTGCTAACAATCAAAGTAAACAATGCTATCGTAGGTATAGGGAGAATCGGCTAATGCGAATTGCTCAATTTTTTGGGTTAGTTCCGAAAGTCGCAGATAAATCATTACCAGAAGGCAAAGCCGTAATTGCAAAAAACCTGGACATTTATGGTAACCATTTGAGACCAATTCGGTTACCTGAAAGCACAGGAATGCGATTACTGACACCATGTGGTGAGATTTTTACAGGAGAGCCAGTATCTATTCACAGAGCTGGCTCTTTGTATATTGCGTGGGACAAACTAGTATTTACAAGCCCAGACTGGACTAGAAAGTTAGGGGAAACTACATTTCTATTTGTGGAGAATGGTAAATTATACCGACAATCGGCAGATAGAATTTTAGCTAAACAATGCCCGATACTAGTAGGCATTAAACGCCCAGAGAAAGCAGAAGTTACAGCTGAGCGAGTACCAAAAGCCGGGTGCCCTAAAACTGAGATAGCCTTACTGTGTGTGCCAGACAGCAACAAGTGTGAAAGTGTAGATAAACCACCTGTTCCTGTGGCTTATTTGTTTACATACGTAAACGCTTGTAATGAAGAATCGGCGCAATCGAAACCATCAGAAGTGGTGGATATAGAGTGGGGTGACGCAGTAAAAATTACTGTAAAAGACACTCCACCAGCTAATGCAGTTAAGCGCAGATGGTATCGTGCAGTTACAGATAATGATGGAGTAGCTAGATGGCTCATGGTGGGTGAGACCAGCATAGAGAAGACAGAGTTCTATGATACAAATTGCCCATGTGATTTCTCGTGCGAGTTATCAACCGACACACACGATGCCCCACCTGACTGTTTAGAAGGGGTAGCTGCAATAGGTAATAATTTGACTGTAGTGTGGAGCAATAAACATTTCTGGATTTCAGAGCATAACTTCCCGCACGCTTACAACCTAAATAACGAATATCAACTACGGTTCCATATTCGAGGTATGTATGAAGTAACGCCTAGACTAGAAGGACAAGTGCATTACACGTTAATTGTGATCACCGAAGGATTACATTATTTGCTTTCTGCTGAAGAACCAAACCTGGTAAGTATTGCCGAGGTAGAACAGCGGTACAAGTGCATCAATTACAACAATGTGTGTAAAGTCGACAGTGAGGTGATTTATTCGGCAAGACAGGGTCTAGTGACGCTAACCCCACAAGGTGAGCAACTTATTACCGGAGAGCTGTTTACGGAGTATGAGTGGGCAAAATATGAACCGGCAACGGTTAAGCTCACATACCACGACGACAGAATATACGGGTTCACCAGCGAAGGTGGATTTATCATGCAAATTGGGTCGGATAAACGCCGAGATAGCGACCTCGTGACGCATGATGTTGTGGTGCAACGTGGCTACACAGATGAAGTCAGCCCTATGATTGTTGTTAAGGACGGCAATATTTATGAGTGGGGAGCAGGACAACCGGCAATCTATGACTGGAAATCTCAAACTGAGATGATGGCTGGGTTGTGGAGACCTACAGCTTGTAAAGTGGTATCTCCAGACTTTGATAACATCATGCCGAGAGGTTTCAAAGAGGCACGAATGAAATATCAAGAATGGGTGCGTCAGAATCCATATGCGGACACCACGACATTCTTCTGCCAACATCCGGAGTATCAACAACATTATTCACAGTTAATTGGAAACCGCCCCTCTGTAACTGTTATTATTTATGCAGATGGTCGGGAGTATTACAGGAAGGTTGTATCATCAAACAAGCCGTTCTTACTCCCACGTAAACACAAAGCAATAGACTGGGCAGTTCGTGTAATTGGGTCTATAAGAGTAGATGAGATACACCTACAAGGTTCTAGAGAGAGCTTGTTAGGAGGGAAATAATGGTAGATTCAACAATCGGAAACAAAGACAAGGTTGAGAACAAAAACGGCTCACAATCACAAGGCACGTGCGCGAGTTCTTGTGGTGTGAACCAAGCCTATGTGGAGAAAGGGGAAGCAACCGGCACGGGGTCAACCCAGGTTAATGCCAACCATATTATCCAATATCCTAGACAGCCAAAGATGGACGATGGCAAATGGATTGCTATTGGCTCTCTGTTAGGGGCGTTGTTAGGGAAATTTGCGGACAACGGCACTCTCCGTAAAGCAAAAGATGCTGAGGATAAATGGAAAGTTATCAACGAGCAACTTGCGGACAAAGGTAGAGAACTTTGGGGCAAAATGCCGAAGGAAGAATCGGAGGCAGATAAAGCGGATAATGACTTAGAAAATCAGTATGACTGGAATATTGCCAGACGAGATGAGGAACTAGGTCGAGCGCACGCACTAGACAACTGCAATGATTCTATTCATGATAAAATCTGTGCATATGCGCAGTGTGGGTATATCCCGGATTATGACGGCATTTCCGCTAGAATCAAAGCAGATGTGGCAGCGCAAACCAAAAAGCAACGTGAGCAACTTTGCAAGAATCTTAACCGGTACTCTGCACGGCAGTGTTGTGGGATAGAGACTGCGCTCTCTACAGCAGCCATTTCAACTACCGTAGGCGCATTGTATAAGGCACGCGAAGATGAGCGAGCTAGAGCGTTCCAAATCAATGAAGGGCTATTATTCAAGGCAGGAGAGCTTATGGAGAACCATCGTAATGGTCGTTTAAACTCTGCCACAGCCATGGATAAAACAGGCATTAACATCCAGCAAACTCGGTATGCGCAACATAATGACAACTACCACAAGTTGGCAACATTAGGTGCAGATTTCTTAACATCTGCAGGTAAAAACTATGCGTGGTTGGCAGAGAGCTACCGTAAGACTGCAGATAAGATGTCAGGAGATTTAGCAAATCTTGGGGCGTTGATTGCAGTAGTGTTGGCAATGTGGCACAAAAATAAATCAGGGGAGAACGAGTGTGGCGGATAAGGAAAGTACAGACAAATGCAATCCTTATAACACGTGTAAATCTTTGAGAGAGACTGGGCAGAATGAGACAAAATCTGTCCAGTTTGATAATATTACACAACCTAAATGTTGTGAGGATAAGAAATGAGATCACTTGAAACCTTAATGGGATTAAATCAACAAGGGGTACCTGGAAATATGGCGTATATGGACGACCCAATGCTACAAATGGCAGTTGATGGGGATAATGGTGCAATGATGGAGCAGCTTGGTGTTCCACAGGAAGACCCGTATGCAATGCTTGGAATGGAAGCACCTGCAGGTGTAGATATTGGCAGACAACTTACTGCACAGGTATTGGGGCAACAACCCCCACACGTTACGCCAGAACAGGTAAATGCTATAGCGCAAGCAATAGGAGTAGTTCCACAGCGGGACGGACCACTTGCAGACCCTATGCTTGATACTTTATACACCCGTCCAACTGACCTTATGTCTATTTTAGGAGGTAGATAATGCCATCATATGCAATGACCGGTAATGGTCTCTTCGGAGGCTCCAACAACTTCCTAGGCATTTTAGGTGGTATTGGTAGCGCCTGGGGCGATGGAATGATTTCTGGCATGAACATGGGTAAGGCACTGATGGACTACCAGAAGTCTGTTTATACCAACCCATCTGCTACAAGAGCTGCTATTGCTCAAAATATTGCTAATCAAGGCACATATGAGGGCACGCATTATCGTAATTCTATTATGAACCCTATGCTATCCAGACTGGCTGGTGGGGAAGAATTATCTGACTGGCAGAAAAGCCTTCTAAACCAAGGGTATGTAAATGTGGGGCAAGGTGTGAACAGCAACACATCTGTGCAGAATGTACAAGGTACACCTGCTGTAACGCAGACTGCCACACTACCTGCCACGACTCCAGCGAAGCCGACGGCGCCAAGCGCACCAACTACAGCACCAAATGTTTTAGGAATGCTGGCAACAGGTGTGAATACTCCGTATGACCCATGGAGAGGGTTCAGAACTGCCCCAGGGATGACCGCTTATGGCAACAACATGACGGGTATTCCATATCGTCCAGCAGGAGCATAAGATGACAAGAGATGAAGTGCAGAACTATATCACCACACTTGCCCGTGGTGCATTGGCACAAGCTGATTTACCGAAAGATGATGCGGAATGGTTTGCACGTCAGCAAGCACAGTATGCGTTAGAGCGTCAAACTGCAGAAGAGGAACAACGCAGAATTGACGAATACAATCGATACAATAAGCCGTTGTTTGGTATTTCTCGCTTAGGAGGAGCAGACCATACAGAACTCGATAACCGAAATAAAAATATGTCGGACATCGAGCATCGTGTGATTGGAGATGTGCGTGAACAGAACAGACAAAATCACCTAGCAAATGAAAAAGAATTTATGGCAGTGGTGAATGCTCTCGTCCAGGAGGAAGCGGAACGCGCTAATGCTAGACTTCCAGCTGGCACACAGGCAATCGCTAATGAGACGATTCGCAATGCACTCTTCCCTGGTTATAAACCAGGTAATAATTACAGTGCCCATGATTATGCTAGATTATTAGTTGAAGCGAATGTGCCTGAAGAATATGTACAAGCGTTTAAGAGCAAGTATATCCCAGATATCGATGAAAAAGAGCGCCTAGCACAGTTATACAGTGGTAAGCCTTCTACAGCAGGAAGTTCAGAGGTTCTACAACAGCTCTCAGGTGCTTTACCAGAAGAGGCTACCCCTGCAACTCCACCAGTGCAACTAGCCCCTGCAGAGACCCCTGCGCCTGAAACACCGGTGCAACCTCCTGTGCAGACAACAGTGCAAGTTACCCCTGCTCCTGTGAACGTACTAGGAGAGAGTGTAGGTAATACTGTACTTCATACCCTTCCTGGTGTTTACATGAAAGCATTGTCTGATGCAGAGAAAGAAGCACAACCAGCAGGAAAAGATGGCAGAAGAGCAGATGCTACCACGCCTGAGTTACTTAAACGCCCAGCAGAGAAAGCAACAAAACAAGGTAGTACGGAGAAAACAAACAATTATCCTACTACTGTGAAGGTTGCCCCTGCAGCATTGCAAGCGCTTGCAGGTACAGCTACTCCTGCAGTTAGCATTGGTTCTCGTGGCAGTTATATTCCGTCCACAGGATTTACTACGCCGGATAATGCGGGTGGCGCTCCTATCACGATTTCCCCAGTGGAGTTTGGTGGAGATAATGGAGGACTGCAGTATGGAGCAATGAATGCTTTATACACAGACCCACATAGAGCACCATCATTAGGAGAGTTACTTGCATTTAGTTCTATTATGCAAGGTAAAAAAGACCTTGGTGGAATTGCTGATGTCACAGCTACCATGCAGAATGCAGATAAGATGAATGCGTATGCAGCACAGCAAAACATCGCACCTAGAATGCAACAACTTATGGCAAGCGGTGCGTCAGCCGATGAGGCGAGATACCAAGCCATTACAGAAGAAATGTTGAGAAGTGGGCAAGGGCGCAGTGCAGCAGCTATAACAATGCCAGAGTATGCAAAAGCTGCAGATATGCAAGCAGCTAGAACACTCGATGCACTTGCAGCAGCCGGTGGAGATTATGAGGCACGAAGAGCGTTTGGATATACACCGCTAGGCGTTGGTGCTATGACTACGAACAGTGATGGCTCATATAACATGAACATCGGAGGCAAGTCTGTTACTGGTATTGCCCCTGAATATGCACGTATGTCAGTCTACAGTGCGATTAAGGGCGATGGGAGTGGTAGTAAACTCGCAAATGATTATGACTTGAAGTTCAATGAAAAACAGTATGCGTCAGCGATTGATGCAGCTAAGTCGGAAACAGAAGCTGCGAAGATACTATATGAACTCACCAAACGTAGCACAGAGATGACTCCTGAGCAGAAACTTGAATATATGATGCGTGTAGCAGAAGCGCGAGAAGCAGGTAAACTACGTGCTAAAACAGCGCAAGCACCGCAGACACCGGGTAACACTACCGGGATTGACCCTAAATGGTTCTAGGAGAAAACCATGGCAACATTAGAACAACAGCAAGCATTTTACCGTAGACACTTACCCCTTGCGGAACGTGCAGCACAACAACTAGGAGTACACCCATTTAGTATTCTGGGTCAGATGGCACTAGAATCTAACTGGGGCAATTCACTTGCAGGTGCATATAACTACGGCAATATTCTAGAGACACGCAAAGGGGTTGATGGGGTGTGGGCAAACGACAATGGCAATCGACGTCAGTTTAGAAACTTTGCCAGCGACCAGGACTACTACGACCACTTTGTAGGGTTGATGAACCGACGGTACAAAGGGGTACTAGGTGCTGCTGACCCAACTGCGTACGCTAAGGCATTAAAAGCTGGCGGATATGCAGAAGACCCTAACTATGTGTCGTCTATTGGGCGTATGTACAATGCAGTGAATAAGGTGGCTAACACACTTGGACAACCTTATCAGTGGAATGGCACGCCAACCACTCCAGTGCCTATGACGCAACAAGGTGCCAGGCAAGGAATGACATCGCCAGGAATGAATGCGTTACAAGGTGTGCAAGATACTCCAACCGTGCTAGGACAACCAACCTTAGCACCAGTCACAGCACCACCTCCAAACGCATTAGATTCGTTGGAAGGATATAGAATCCGAAGACCAGATGAATGGCGTAATCCAAACGCTCTGCCACTGGGCAATTTTAAATGACAATTACCCCAGTGGTGATTACAATAGGGCTATCTATATGGTAGCCCTTTTTATTGGAGAAAACATGGCACAGTCAGTAAATGGAATGAATCGTTCCATGCGCACCCTCGTAGATGAGGCGATTGCGCGTCGTCAAGCAGCTGAAGAGCTTAAACAACAATATTACAGAGAAGCAGCAGATAGACAGCTAGAAGAAGCCAATAAGCGCGCAGAGCAGGCGTCGCAACTTAATGCTGTGTCACAAGGCGGAGGACAAAGTCAAGCACAGGCAGGTGCACAACCTTCAATGTCTCCGCTAGATGACCCAGATTCAATGTTGTCTAAGCTCATCAAAGAGCGCGGTTTAACAAAAGAGCAGTATTTAAGACTCAATGTTGCAGAGCGTCAGTATGACTTTGCTGACCCTATTTTAGAGCAGAAATGGAATGCTTATGTAGCGGCAAACCCTGATGTAGCTGCACTTGATGATAAGCAAATTAATGCCAGAAAAGACGCATTCTTCCAACAAGGTCGTAATTTATATTCGGCAAACTTTAAAGCAGAAGAAGCAAAAGAATCTGCTATTCTCGACCGCCTAGGCAATGCAGCTGGTGACGTGGTAGAAGGGGTGTCACAGGTTATCACAGGCGCAGGTGGTTTACTTCGCCCGGTACTTGGCAATGACAACATTGTGTCTAAAGGTCTGAACACCGTCGGAGAGGCTGGTATTGAGTTCGGGAAAGGTCTAGCGTCAGACGCAGAACGTGCTAGAGAAGAATACTTTTATCGTTTGATGGAGACCGGCAGATATACAGATGCAGCTAAGTTTGCAGCTCAGAACCCACTCATGCTGGGCGGTGAAGCATTGCAGATGGTAGCAGGCACTAAAGGGTTCGGCGCATTGACAAAAGGCTCTGCAGCACTTGCCGGCAAAGGATTATCAGCCGTCGGTGCAAGCAAGGCAGGACAAGTTGTCAATAAAATTGGGCAAGCTGTGGGCAATAGTATGCCAGCCTATGCAGGGTTATCTGTGGGTGGTGAAGTTGGTAATGAACTGGCTAAACGCGGGATTGACACTACAACACCTGAAGGGCGCATTGCAGTAGCGATGTCATTTGTGGGCGGTGCGATTGCAAACAAAATTACACCACACAACATCGAGAATCAGGTGGCGAAGTGGGGCTTATCCAAGGAAGCTGCTAAGGTAGTATCTCGCCAAGCTATCGAAGACCTAGAAAAATTAGGTTTGATGCAAGCTGCAGGTAAACGTTTACTTGGAATAACGAAGAATATTGTTAAAGGCGGTGTAAACGAAGGTGCCGAAGAGTTTATGCAATCAGGGTTGGGTGCATATGCTGCACAAGCACTTATTGACAAAGATGGTAAATTCCGTAACTGGGAAGATGTACCGCAGGATGTCAAAGACCAAGTTGTTCGTAGAGCCGTGTCTGGTGGTCTATTAGGTACTGCATTAGGTGGTACTACATCAGGTGCAGTTAATGCTATTGCAGGTGGTGTGCACGGGGATGTGCAAACAAATGTCGACTATAACACATCTCGTCAGAAGTATGCTAAAGAGGACGCGGAAGCACAGGAAGCGCAAGCGAAGGCAGAAGCCGAGGCAAAAGCCCAGGCGGAGGCAGAACAGCAAGCACAGGAAGAGCAAGCTCAAGCTGAAGAAGCTCAAGCGCAAGCGCAAGCTGAGGCAGAACAGCAAGCCAGAGCTTTATCAGAAGCGGAACGTGCTGCAGCAAAAGCAGCTGACTTAGACAGTGAGATTCAGCGACTGCGCGCCGAGTATGGCACATCTTCAATAGATGCAAATGAAGTTGCGTCAACTAAAGCCCGCACAGAATACAATAATTATCTGGACGAACAGTACGATAACATTATTAATTCTGAAGAAACATCAGATGAGCAACGTGCCATTTTAGAAAATGCGTGGGGTGATGGTGCTAGAACTCTCCGTGCGAAAGCGGCAATTCTCCGTCAGATGGGAGTAGATGTCGAACCTGCAGAGTTTGTGAATGTAGCTAAAAATGGGAAAGTTACGTTTAAAAACGGGTTAGACAAATACATGGACTTCCGCCACGACGAGCTAACAAAAACTGCTCAAGCTAAATATGATGAGGCTGAAGTTACAATCGAACGCCTACGCCAGCAAGGTCTCGACGAAGCCACGGCAGACGCATTATCTGCTAAATTAGAGAACGCACGCCAGGCAAACAACGAAGGTGCAATTAAGTCTGTTCTGACAGAGGCAAAAAGTACGAAAGTTACTAAGCCAGATACAAAAACTGCAGAACAACAAACGCGGGAACTTGTTGAATCCCAGTATGACGATGAAATGAACCGTTTTATAGACAACGATGTTTATAAAGGACTTACCCGTCAAGAGCGTGTTCAAGTACAGTCTAGAGCAGCTGAAGACCAAGCGTTCTTACAAAAGCTACATAAAGCCTATGCTGAACGCCTAGTGGCGACAGGCAAAGAGAAGTCAAAAGCAACAGCACTGCGTAAGGCACTCTTAGAGGATTTAGACACGTTATTGTCAACGTATAGACCTAATAAGTTATCTGCCAAAGAGCGTGCGATTTACGGGCGCTTGCCGGAGAAAGATGGTTTATGGTGGACAGAAGCGGAGCGCGAGCTTGTTAAGACAACAATCGAGCAGCTCTACAAGGACACCAACATTGCAGAGCCAGTAGATAGCAAAAATCTCCGTGCCAGTATTCCTGCGCTCAAAGCCATGAGAACAGGGTTATCTGCTGAGAATCAAGCACGAGTGGACACCTTGTTAGGGGCACTGCAGGTAGGTACTCCGTTTGTTGTAGTGAAGAACGCCGGTGAGGTCGCACTAAAAGCTCTGAATGACACGAACAAGTTGCCAACAAAGGAGGACTTCACGGGAAAGTCGCAAGCCCCTTCACAGGGGCGACTTCTACGAAGAACAAGCGCAGACTAAAACCATTTGATTTACTAGGCGTAATGAAAGCTGGTACTGGTACGCTATCTCCGAGTTTCTTCAAAACTTGGGCGGCTGATATGGTGGAAAGCCTACAGGCTAAAAATGACGAGCAGTTAACTGCAGTTATTTATGGTGCCCGTTCACCAGAAATCCAACGCAAGATTCGCGGGTATTTAAGTGAGATGTTAGACGGGTTCGGTATTAAAGCTGAGCACGGCATGGACGCTTACACTACATTCACCAGAACATATGCACGTGAAACACTTGCTAAAGTAAGTGCCAGCATTAACGAGTATGTCAATACTGAAGGAAACCGCTTAACTCCTGCAGAGGCGTTCGCTATGACCGCTCTCAAACACGAGATTGATATACATCTGATGACAGACGGAGAGAACTCCCCTGCTACATCTAGCTTGCGCTCTGATATGGCGAATGACAACCTAGGAATCCTTGCAAACCATGCAATCAAAGGCACGAACAAAGTGTCTAAAGCGCTGGAGTATTTAGAGGCGCAATTTAAACCTGGGGAGCTTTCTGCACGTATTCTTGGGCATATTAAGCAACGCGCCATTGACAATGACGTAGATATTGAAGTGCTTAGCAAGGCAGAGATGGAAGCAAGATTCGGTAAAGACACACGTGGTATCTATGACAACCAGACAGGTAAGATTTATTTGCGTGATGGTATGACATTTAACGAGCACGTTCATACACTCGTGCACGAGGCGACGCACGCATTCTTCAACCAACGTGCATTTGCTTACAACAACTACAAGCAGGCACGTGCGTCTGGTCATGCAGTAGACCCTGCGCAATTTGGACTAACAAATGAAGACCTCGCTCTGTTGACAGATATGGAGTCTCTCATTGGTGCCGTGCGTGGTAGTGATGTATTTAATAACCCACGCTATTCTGAGATTGCTAAAGTAACACAGGAAGATGGCACAGTAGTGCCGTACGGCTTGTCATTTGACGAGACATCTCCGCACGCGCTATCTGAGTTTGCAGCAGAAATGTTCTCGTCCGGACAATTCAGACGTGCGGTGGCAGAGGCATTGTCAGAAAAAGAGCAGACAAACTTACGACGTGCAGTAAGCCGTGTCAGAGATTTCTTGCAGAAAGTGGCTAAGTTCTTTGGGTTTACTCGCCCAGCAGATGTCGATGCTGTTGCCAAGTTCATCGAAGATGGTATGAAGTTAATGTCATCTGTGCCATACCGTGCAGCAAATGCAGGTTTATCTGCCTTAAAAAGTGCAAAAGAGGACATTAATAAGTTTGTCAAAGACCACGAGAGTGGCATTCAGTATTATCAGTTTAGACGTGCTGCTGGTGTAGAAGGGCCTGCTGTTGCAGAAGCCAGCGCCTATAGAATGGTCGGCGAAGATGGCAAACTACTCGATACCTGGAGTTTGTCTTACCGCAACCCGAATAATATTACTGAGTGGGTGCAAGAAGATGGATTGACAATCTCGCAACTCGCAGACCGCGTGAACAAGCTAGACTACCGTGTATTAAACCGCAATGGCAACACACGTATCACAAAACACGTGAATGAGCAGATTGACCGTGTCTGGGCGCTTCACCCTAAACTTGCGAAAGTTCTTCTCAAGTTGAGAGACTGGATGTCCACTATCTCCGGGCAAGAATCCGCAGATAACTTCCTGGACAAAGCCGTGGGTCTTGCAATGCAGATGGAGTATTACACTCAAGACCGAGATGTAATGCTAACGTGGGCGACGCGCATGGCTGTGGCTAAATACGGCAGAAATAATGTTCCACTTGATTTACAAAATGAGGTGAACGTTATCCGTGCAACGTACAACAACTTTATGCACGAGCGTGGTATTAATGAGCAGTCAGGTTTTGACCATCGCAAGATGATTTCTGACTTCACTAAAAAATTAGGCTGGACAAGTGAGTTCACGTCCGATGTTGTTTATGCAGCAATGGCGCGCGAACGTGCTAGACAGTTTAAAGAAAATCCAGGCGGTATTAACCCATATACCGGTGAGCATTGGCGAGATACTAACCACGTATCGGGCTTCAAGTTTACTGACAGAAACGGTAACAGAGTAGCCGACGAGGACGGCTCACAATTCTTTGCAAATCTCGATGTAGAGCAAAAACGCCAGGTCGATGAGTTCATCAGAATGTGGATTGCACAAAATGATGCGATAACAGACCTCGAATATATGAGCGGTGTAATCTCCACCGACACATATGAGAGCCGTCGAGGCGTGTTCTATGCTCCACTTAAAAATGAGTGGGATAAAGAGACTGCATTTAATAAGATGGCGCGTGGTCGTACGACAGAAGCGAAAGACCCGTTCACCAACTGGTATGCACACGCAGAAATGCGCATTGCCTATGCACTGCGTCA